CACAAACTTGTTGTCGGGGTCGGCAATTTCCGTGAACGTGTAAACGCCGGTTCCGCCCACAACCGAAAGTACGCCAACGGTCGAGCCAGACACAGCACTTTCCAGCACGCGGGATGCGGTGATGGCGATCTGTGGCCCACCCGCGCCGCGCTGGAAGCCGCTGGTGCCGCCCCAGAGACCGGAAACGCCCTTGGTGAGGCTTGTGGTGCTGGATAGGCCAGCTGCCAGCGACAGGCTGGCCATACTACCCCAGAACGCCAGACTGGATGATGGTCAAGCGGGCCGTTCCGGCGCCGCTGTTGACGACGAGACGCACCGCCGCGGGCACGAAGGCGTAATTGCCCTGCGCGTCCGCGGTGCCCGCCGCTAGGGCTGCGTCCGGATGCGGGAGCCACAACGGTGTGATGCTCGGATCGAAGACGTTGTCGAGGGTCTGCTGCACGGTGAAATTGACCGTGCCGGTGACATCGACCTGAAGAGAAACTTCGGGACGCCCGTGGATGTCGAGGGGGGCAGTCTGCGTGGTGCCAGCCCCAGTCTGGGTCAATACGATCTGACGCATCTAGGTATCTCCGAAAGGGGTCGGGCGGCGCAAGCGCCGCCCGTTGTCTTAGTCATCCGAGGACTTCTGGGCGTAGAACAGCGTGACAATAACCTGTCCAGCGGTCGGCTGGCCGACCGACGTGACAGTCGCCACGACGTCGAGGTTATTGCCGATGTTCGACGACGCGAGCAGCTGGGCTGCCGTGATGGTCGGGGCCTTGCGACCCGTGGTCTTCACGTCAGAGCCGGGTGCGTACTGCGTTCCCCCCGAGGCGGTGCCGAGCGTCAACGAGGCGCTGGTGGCGCTGTTGAAGGCGACCGTGCAGTCCTTGAAGATGTTGATGATCTGCGACCCACGGGGCAGCCGGAAAGTGGCGTTCTGCACGAGGGTGTTGTCGAAGTTGATCGTCTGGCTCTGCGAAAGCAAGACGAAGCCGGTGTTCGGGCCACCGGAGGCGCCTGCGGGCTTGTCACCCGAGACGAGAGGGCCTGAGAAGTTGGTCTGTGCCATGTTGGTCTCCTGTGAGTTTTGGGGAAGGTATCACACCCGCCCATGCTTTGCTAGGTACTCCTTGGCCGCGCCAAGCAGCTTGGGGTCGTCGTTGAAGAGGCCGATCGCGGTGTTGCAGGCGGAACAAAGCAACGCGCGGACTGCCCCAGTATCGTGGCAGTGATCGACCGCAAGATCTTTCTGTTTGCCGGTCAAACCATCCGCGTGCCGCTCCTGCTGTCCGCAGACCGCGCACACTCCGTTCTGTTCGACAAGCATCTGCTGGTACCTCCGCGCGTCAACCCCGTACGCCGACCACTTCCGCTGCTTGATGTAGTGCGCGTGGCACAGATCCTTGGCGTAGACGTGGTTGCAGCAAGTCTCGATTAAGCACTCGCGCGGAGGCTTGGAGCGGATCGGACGGCGCAGATGACCGTAGCGCAGAAACCGCTGGTAGTGGGTCTTGCACAAGCCCTTGGCCTTGACCGGCTCGTGGCACCCCTCTTCGGTGCATTCGGGCTGCTTGTTCCGCTCGCGAGCCTTGATCGGCGCGAACGTGGTAGCCCCACGTTTGAACGACAGGTAGTGCGTCCCGCATAGACCACGTGCGTGGTGTTTCCGGTCGCACCCGTCGACGGTGCAGATGTCGTGCGGTCTTTGCATAAAGGCCTCTCCTGATTTCGGCTGTGTAGCCTAGTACCGGAAGAGGCCTTTAGCAAGTAAGGATAAAATCCTTAGTTTTCAGCGCAAGCGGCTAAATTCCGCTTGTGCCATAAACGCCACGGGGATCCGTCCAACCATACGCATACCTCTCCGTCGCCTTGTAGCGCATGCTGTCGGTCTCGAAGTCACCCTCCATCGACTTCTCAAGACCACGACGCATCATGAGCTTGAGGCCTTCAGGAGCGTCGGTCTGCACCCACCACGCCGTGGTCGACGTGATACGCGACAGGTTCGCCTGACCGTCCGCCAGCATCCCCATCGACTTGACGGGGTTGATGTCGTTGTTGGCGGTACCGGCGCGCAGCGCCGACTTGAGCAGGACTTCCGCTTGGAAGACGTTGCTCGGGCCAGTGACGATCTTCTTCGGGGTGAGCCGGATGCGCTTGCCGTTGTTGTCAACAGCGTTGCGGATCTGGATCAGCATCTGCTCCAGCGAAGTCTGCGACAGGTTCGCTGCAGTGGCCAGCTGGTTGCTGAACGTGCCGCCCGAGATCGGGTGCGACGCGCTCACCAGCGATACGCCGTCGCCGCCCTGAAACGAGCCGTTGAAGGCACGGTTGAGGATGTTCGCACCAAGGGTTTCCTTGGTCTCGATCAGCGACTGGGCGAGGTGACGAGCGTAGGTCTGGCCGATGCGGATGTGGTCACCATCCTCAACGAGCACCTTGGTCAGGGCGAAACCCAGACCGTAGACCTTGTACAGGTACCGCTGGATGAACAGCACGCCGCCCGACTGGTAGGTCACGGGCATGCCATCCGGCAGTTCCGGCGCGGCGCCGAAGCCGTACAGCACCGGCTCTTCGTGGTAGTTCCGCGGGATGCCCTTGGACTCCTTGAAGACCTGTGCGAACTCGTCGGCACGCTGGTCATAGATGCCGTTGAACTCTTCGTTCAGGATCGGCTCGACGATGGAGCGGAAATCAGTGCTCCGCATTGGGGTAGACATGGTTCAAGCCCTCCTTAGTACGCGACGCGGTCAGCGACGTTCTGGTGCTCAGCAACCTGAACCTGAACGATGGTGAAAGCATCGCCCGGGGCGTTATCCGGCCCAGACGAGATGCCGATGATACGCAGACCTGCAGAAGCACTGTTGGTCAGCGTGGCGGCGTTGAGCGTCATCGTCGACAGACCAGTGACGGTCGAGCCGGTGCCCGCAGTGCTGAAGTCAGCCTGACTGCCGATGTCGGCCAGCGCGATCGGGCCACTGGCCTGAATCTCGTAGACGATCGACGGGTCGAGCGTGACGTAGCAGATGATGTCGGTACCGACGGTGCCCGAGATCCACTTGTTGTCGACGACGCGACGGCCCTGCGTGTTGGTGTACTCGACACCGCAGAAGGTGCCGATGAAGCGTTCACCGGCAGCGGCGGCTTCGATGGTGCCCGTGGCAACCAGCTTCACAGGCTGGTTGTCGAGGATGTTTGCGGCATACGTCGACACGATCGTGTACGCGGTGGGGCGAACCACACCGGTAGGAGAAAACGCGGGACGCAGACCGAACGGCGCGGAAACAGTAGACATTTGACTGTACCTCTATTCGGGTACGGCTAGGTGAACACACCTCGCCGCGGTTGATGATCACGCATCTCCTGCATGCCATCCCCTTCGTACATGGTGGTACCGGCCCGTTCGGCCTGCTGACGCATGAGGTCTGCGACTTCAGCAAGCTTGTCCTCTTCGCGCAACGGAGCGTCGTGGTGAGCTTCCTGCATAAACCTCTCGTAGAGGTTCTGTGGCAGCTTAAACGCGAGCATCTCGTTGACGCCGATGAAGCCAGCCCATTCGCCGGTCTTCAAAGAGGCGTACTCCATCCCGGGGACTTCATCCGGCTTCACAGGCTCGTAGCCGAGCTGCATGCGCCGATGGATTGGGTCGCGCGGGTTGGTGGTGGTGAGCCAGCACACATGATAGCCCGGGATGTTTGGCAGATCAGGGAGTGCGTCGTTGAACAATTGGTTGCGGAACATTTCCAGTCGGTCGTCTTCGCTGACATTCCGATCCTCCGTAACCTGCCGGTCTTCGGTGCGTCGGGTGTCGCGGCGACTGACTACGTCGAAATCCGCGGTCTTCTTCAGTCGGCTATCTTCGTTATTTGTCATGGTGTCTCACTCCTTTGTCTAGCGAGCCGAACCGCGATCAAATTCCGCGTAAGCCTTGAGCAATCGTTGACGCTTTACAGGGTCATCCCATGCTCCAGACTCCATCATAGCGGCTTTGCGCTCGGGTGTCACGTAGATTTCCTTCTTGGTGCTCACGGGCGCGTGCTCCCGCGTATTTCCGGTCGGCGGCGCGCGCCGCTTCGGTCGTGCGGGTTCGCTCTCACCCAGCGCCTCGGCGACGCGGTTGGTGAGTTCTTCCCAATACTCACGGCTCTTCGGGTCGTAGCCCTCGGCCATGATCTCGCCGTCGATGGCCTTGGTCAGCGCGCTGTCCCGATCGTTGCCGCTCGGGTTGTACCAAGGGTTGGCCTGCAGCCACTGCTTGGCGTAGCCTGCGACAGTCGGGTCGACCTGTGGCACCTGCGGCTGCTGACGCTGGGTCTCGTACTGCTGGCGCGTGTTGGAGAGCTTATCGAACTCGGACTTGGCCGCGTCGCGGATCCGCATGGCCAGAGTGACATCTTCGCCGTTGCCAGCCTCCACCGCCTTGGCGATGATAAGCTCGGCCTGCTGCATGTCGCTTTGCGCCTTGGCGATCTGCGTCTCGATGGTGCGCACGGTGTTCTGCTGCGCGAAGCCCTCGACCGCGGCCAGCCGCTGTTGCAGCTCGTTGGTCTGGCGCCGCAGCAACTCGAGTTCGCGCTCCTTGGCCTCGCGAGCGCGCTTCTGCATCTCACGACGCTTCTTGCGCCGGTCGCGGTTCGTGGAGGTGGCGACGTCCTCGTCGTGGTCGTCCTCGCTCTCCGCGAGGCGACTGTCGCCATCATCCTCGCCGTCCTCTTCGCCCTCTCCGTCATCACCCTCGGCTTCGGCCTCGGGCTTGGCGTCATCGTCCTTGACCGGCGGGGTCTCGACGGGGATCAGCTCTTCTTCGTCAGTCGTCTTTGCGTCTGCCATGTTAATCACTCCTCTACAAACCAATCAATCGCGAGCACGTCAGTCTGCGACGCCACCCACGGGACGATCTCGTTCTGCGCCGTCCGCATCGCGATGTAGTCGCGATAGATGACCCCGGGCAGCGGATTCGCGGGCGCGGCGGTGACCAGCTCGATGAGCATGCCCTTGCCGTTCCAACCTTCGCGGAACACCCTGCGCCCCTCTTTGAGCGCGTCCAGCGCGCCGCCGAAGCCATGAGGCCCAGACATCAGAACGTCCCCGGCTTGGCGATGGCGCGAACGAGAGCCATGTAGCCCTGTTGCAGCTCGGTCTGGGCAATCGCGGCCCAACGCTGATCTACGTCAGGCAAGTCCCGCACCAATTCGACCAACGCGCGAGTTGCTTCGGCGTGTTCCTTGACCGCGTTCATCGAAGCTATTTCGCTTTCGGTCAGGTCGCGGTAGCCTTTGATCAGCTTATGTTGATTGTCCATGTCTGTGCTCCCCTATCAGATGAAAGCCTTGATCGCGAGCGGATCGCCCGTGACCTTGCCGACGAGGTCGAGGTCGTTAAAAATTACCAGTAGGGCCTCGTCCTCGCCGTCTGCGGTTTTCACCGTCCAGCGATCGCCGCCGTACTTGGGCACGCGGACGAAGTCGCCCACGGCGCACCAGCCGCCTTCCGGCCACGGCTCCATCGTCGTGCGGTTCTTGAAGGCCAGCGCGCCGACAGCGATCACCTTGGCGATCTGCGTGTTCCACGCGTCGGTCTCGCGCGTCTCGCTGGTGAGGATGATGCCGCCCTTGGTCTTGCGCTTGGGGGTGCGGATCTGCACCAGCACGCGGCTGCCGAAGGGCTGGACGCCGGGATCGCAGGCGGGGAACGCCTCGTCCAAATGTGCGTAGTCGAAATCGACTTTGTTAGACAATTCAAACATTTGCGCTCCTTTTAGATATCGAAGTCCCGCCGCTCCTTCTCGGCGAACATGTCCATCAGAACACGCTTGGCGTGCTCCAACCCCGCGTAGATCCCAACCGCGCGCCCGTACTCGAACGCGTCCTTCCCCGCGGGCTTCTCCAGCGATTCGCACGCCAAGCGAGCTTGCTCGGCCTCCAACCGCTGGAGGTAACTTTCTACCTTCACGCAGGTGTCTTGGGGCTGGGCTTCTCGAACTTGGGGCTATAGCCCATCTTCGCCAGCTTGTGCAGGTTGGTGTCCTTCGGACTGCAGCCGCAGTTCGAGGGGTTGCTCTTGGTGTCCTTGCTCATTGGTCTGTCCTCACGGTTGCGGGTTGGGGTTGATCCCCGTCCCGGTTGACATGCTGCCCTCTTGGCCAGCCGCGATCTTTGCGGCGGTGATGCGCGCCGCAGTCTCGTTGTCCTGCTGGTTCATCGCCAGACGCGCCTCGAGATCGGCGGCGTCCATCTCGCGCTCGGCTGCGATCGCCGCGCCCTCGAGTGCGATGCGCTGTTGCTCGTGCTGGCTGTCGACCGAGAGCTTCTGCTGCTCCAGCCCGAACTTCTGATTGATCTCGGCGAGGCGTGCCTGAAGCCGCTCGCGCTCGAGGGCCAGACGCTGCATGTCCGTCTGACCCTTCTGTTCGATCTTGGCCTGCTCCAGTGCGATGCGCGGGTCGGGCGGCGCGGCTGGTGCCATCATCTGCTGCAGCTGCATCATCACCTGCTGCGCCTGTTGGATCACCTGCGGCAGCTGCTCGAACAGCTCGTCTGGGTTCTCGAGGGCTGCGAAGGACGCCTCAGCCAGCGCGCGATCAAGGTCAGGCCGCGCCTCCGGCTCGTCCTCGTTCATGCCGCGCATGAACTCGCCGACGTCCTCGCCCAGCGCGTCGCTGGCCACCATGACGGTCGCCGTGACGTACCACATGGCGAGATGCTCCTTCAGGTGATTGAGCATCACCGGCAGGTAGCTGGGCGCGATCAGCGGGTTCATGCCGAAGGTCGGCGACATCATGTACGCGATGTGCGTCTTGAGGTGCGCGATGTGGTCTTGGTCTGGGAAGGCCGTGATGGGCCTGCCGAGCGACGCGGCGACGTTCTCGTTGACCGCGTTCTGCTCCTGCGGCTCGACGGGTGGGTTGAGCAGCTCGTCGGGATTGGGGATTTTGAGCGTGTCGAGCAGACGCTCCTCGACCTTGCGCTGGTTGTACAACTGCGGCAGCGCCTCGGCGCGCTGGGTCAGGGCCTGCACCTGCGCGTAGCGTTGCGCCTCGCTGAAGATGTTCGGGTCGCTGACCGGCACGACATCGAGCACGCCGTCGAAGTCATTGCGGCTGGCGATAAGCTCGCCCGCCTCCTGCTCCAGCTGCGCGTCGTCGAGATACAGGCCGTTGAGCCGCTCGAGGGTGCGCAGCATGCGCGCCATCGCGTCGTGCAGGCGGGCGTGGATGGCCGAGTAGACGACGGCGCCCTGCTCGATCTTGGCAAGCGTGGTGCCGACCGGCGCGTTGGGGTTGCCGTCGGCGACGCTGTCGAGGCTCGCGCTGATGACGTTCTTGCCCGCGTCGACGAGAAAGCCGAGCAGGCTGAAGAGCGTCGCGTTGGGTGGGTTGTACGGCATCGGCATCGCAAGCTTGCGAATGTCGTCGACATTGAGGCCGCCCTCGATCTCGACCGTCTCCCCCGGCTGCACCTTGATGCTCTGCCCGTTGACGCTGCCCTTGAGCTTGAGCATCGTCTGGCTGTTGGAGATGTGCGCCGCGTCGAGCAGCGCGCGCAGGGCGCCCGTCGCGGCACCGCTTAGGCCGCCGATGATGTGCGGGAAGCCGATGGCGTACACGCCGCGCCACGGGATGAAGGGCCACTCGATGAACCACACCAGCGGGTCGCGGCTCTCGTCGTCCTCGGCCCAGTTGCGGTAGATCGAGAGCACCTTGCCCGTCGTCTTGTCGACAGAGATCAGGTACGGGGCCACGCCACCGTCGTCGAGTTCAACCAGAGCGTCGATCTCGTAGACGATCCGCAGGCCGTCTTCGTTGTAGCTGGTCTGGCTGCGCCCCTCGATCTTGTCGTTGGCCTTGCCGCTCTCCGACTGCTCCGGCTCCATGCCAGCGGGCGCGAGGTCGACGTCGCGGTACATGCCATCTTTTACGCGTTGCTCGTAGTCGAGCTGCGTGAGGTACTGCACGTGCGTCTTGCGCTGGGCGGTGTAGAAGTTGGTCGCCGCGAAGGGCAGCAACATCTCGTCGATCGGCACGAACATGAAGGTGGGCCGGTTGCGCTTCTCGTCCCATCCAAGCTTGAGGTACTGCGAGCCGCCGAGCGGCACCTGCGTCATGAGCTGCTCCAGCTCGGCGCGCACCTCTTGGCACTGCACGGTCATCTGCCAGTTGAGCAACTTGGTCTTGCGCGTTGCCTTGTCGATCTTCTCCGGCGTGGGAGGATCCAGCACGTTGTCCTTGGCGGGGCCGCCCGGGGGGAAGATCTCCTTCATGGCGCGCGCCGCAAAGTCGATGCAGGCCTCGGTGAGCAGGGGGTGGACGACCTTGCTGGCCCCCTCGAACTCCGCACCGCCGGGGGCGTCGTCGCCCAGACCGGTGCGGCGCAGGCCCTCCTCGTACTGCTTGTCGCGCTTGGAGCGCGCCTCCTTGTCCTTGCCGATGAGGTCGATGAAGCCGGAGGCCAGCGTCTGCAGCTCGTGCTCTGGCATGTCCTCGGCGAGGTTGGCTAAGTGGTCGCTCTCGCCCTCCTCGTCATCGTCGTCCAAGAGGCGGACGATAGCCCCGCCGTCGGGCGTGTCCTCGACGTCGTCGAACTCGGCGTCGATCGCGATCATCTCGCCTTCGGGCAGCTCGTCTTCGTCCATGCTCGTCCTCTATACCGCGTAGGGGTTCTGCGGGCGTCGCGCCGGTGGCAGCACAGCGGCAGCCTCGGGTTTCGCGTCCCTTACCACCGTAACCAGCCCCTTGTCCACACACAGCCGCACAGCCTGCGTCATGCTGTCGACGAAGTCGTCGTGCTTGGTGCTGCCCGGGCCGGTGTACGCGCACAGCTGGGCGAGCATCGGCTCGACCCACGTGCGCGGCTTGCCGGGGTACTTGTCGCTCTCGGGCAGCCAGACGCGCCGACGGGCGAAGATGTGGCTGACCATGTGCAGGCGGGCGAGCTTGTCGGCGCGCCCCGGGTTGTAGGCGTAGGCCGTGATGCCCTCGCGATCGAGCATCTGGCGCAGGCTGATGCCGCTGCCCTTGTCCTCGATCAGGCACAGGTCGGGCTTGCGTCCCGAGGTGATCGGCTTGGCGCTGCCGAACATCGGCTTGATCAGCGCCGTGTCGTGGTCATCGCCGTAGGACACGTTCAGCTCGCGCTTCACGCGCCGGATCAGGTCGGGCAGGCCCAGCTGCTCTGACCAGCAGTCGAGGAGCATGAGGTGCTTGTGCCCCTCCTTGTCAGTGAACGAGCCGAGCACGACGCATGCCGAGCTGTCGGGGTCGCCGCTGCGCTTGTCGATCGTGGCCTCGGTGAAGGCCGTGTCGAGCGAGAGGATGATGAACTCGAAGGGCGGCAGCGGGCGGCTGGCAGGCCAGAGGCGGAAGAAGCTGCGCCTGACGATGCCGCTCTCCTCGGGGTCGATCAGCTCGCCATACAGCTCCTGCCGCCCGATCGTCGTGCCCTCGTACTGCTCCAGCTGCTTGAAGAAGCTGTCGGGCAGGTTGGCCTTGTTGTCGTACGTCGATCCGCGCACGATGATGCGCCCGTCCTGCGCCGCCGTCAGCTTGCGGATGATCTCGCGCGGCTTGGGCGTCGTCGTCCACAGCACCTGCGGCTTGTCGCCCAGACGCAGACCGAACATGGCCATGTCCCACGTCTCCTCTGCGCGCTGCCATGCGGCCAGCTCGTCGGCCCACATGCGCGTGCCCTGCGGGCCGCGCAGACGCTCGGGCTTCTCCGCGGTGAAGCCGCGGATCTTGCTCTCGCCGCCGGTGACGTTGCGCATGCGAACGAACAGGTCGGAGCGGTTGTACTCGATCACCAGCTCGGGCGGCACGACGGACAGCAGGCCGCTCTCGCCCTCGAAGCAGGTGAACTTGACGTCGCTGTAGGTGGGCGCGACGACGTAGCTGTCGAAGCCGCTCGGGTCTTCGTACACGGCGCGCCCCATCCACTCGGCGCCGACGCGTGTCTTGCCGAAGCCACGACCGGCGAGAAAGCCCGCCTCAGTCCAGTCCGTCGTGGGGACGATCTGGTTGGGGCGGGCCGTCTCCGACCAGCTGCGCTGCCACTCGAGGAACAGCAGCTGGTGCGTGTCGAGCTGGGTGAGCTGCGCCTCGGCTAGGCCGTGCATCCGCCACGCCGCTCGATCTCGCGCTCGATGTACCAGCGGGCCTTCTTGAGATCCTCGATCGCGTCGTGCTTCAGGTCGGCGCGCCAGATGTACTTGACGGCGTTGCCGAGGCAGAAGCCCATGTGCTCGGTGATCTGGATCGCCTCGATGCCGCTCGGGTGCGACGTGTAGTGCGGCGGGTGGTTGACAGGATCGGCTGCCGCGGCCCCGTGCCCCTCGAGGAAGGCCTTAGCCTTGTCGCCGTAAAGCGTGTGCTCGCATGCGTATGGGTTCATGATCCACCTCCTGAAGTCAGTCGGCAGCCTTGGCCGCCCGTAGTGCAGCCGCAAGTTGGACAGTCAGGGCGGCGGTGTCAACCCCGCCCTCCACTTTGAGGGCCTCGCCCTCGCGGTTGCCGATCGAGAGCTGCTGCTTGTCGCCGTAGCGGGAGGGGTCGAGGTGCGCGATCGTCTTGAGGCGCAGATCAGTGCGCAGCTTCTGCCACGCCACGTAGCCCGCGTCGATGCGGCCCGCGGCACGCTCGGGGCGCTGGTCAGCGATGTCGATGATCTCGTCGGCGAGAGCCTCCGCGCCCATCTTGCGCGCGTCGTCATAGCGCGCGGCGAACTCCTCGTCCTGCTTGCGCCAGCGCATGATCGTGATGCGTGCGGGCATGCCCTTGACGCGGCACAGGCTCGACAGGGTCTGGCCCGACGCGATGCGGGTCAGGATCATGTCCTCGATCTCTTCGGTGCGGGTGGTTGGTGCTGCCATGCGGCGGGGTATACGCCGTTCGAGGGGCGCTGTCAAAAGACTCGCGCACAAGTCTGGGACGCAAACTTTCATTACTTCACCTGCAAGTGGCCGTTACACTTGCAGCATTAGCAGCAGCATTAGCAGCAGCATTTGCAGCATTTGCAGCGGCTAGAGGGGGTGCGCACCATTTGCAGCAGCATTTGCAGCATCATTTGCAGCAGGGCTGGGTACCCCCTATGGGGGTATCCCCTAGCGCCGTGCTGCAAAAGTTGCGTTTGCCAGAAATACATCATTTGCACCATTTAGATTATGCTGCAAATGCTGCATACTTAAAAATCAAGCACTTACGGCAAGCCCCTAAATGCTGCAAATGCTGCATCCTTACAATTCAGCGGGTTACTCGAAGAATATCACCCTGTCGCCCACGAGCCGCAGCGGCCCGCCCTTTTCTCGGCTCAGGTTGTACAGCGCACGCGCCACCACTTGTCTGCGCGTGTCTCGTTTGCCTTTCGCCGGAGCATCCAACATGCCTGTCGCGCGTTCGATCAGCTCGGCTGCCGGAACCACAGTGTCGGTAAACGTGTGCATCGCTTCGATGATGCGCGTTTCGATCCGCCCACGCCGCTTGACCGCGGGCGCGCCGACGCCGCTCTCGGGCGCGACATAATCGTGCCGATCGTACCGTTCCGATGCACAGAACGGGCAATTCTCGATCAACCCCTTCGGGTGCGTCGGGCTGTGCTGGTAGAACTCCGTGCCGCACGCAGCACAGTTGCTCCTCCATACAAGGCCCATCGGCTTCGACGTGTCGCCGTCGCTCCATAACTGCGTCGCCGCGACTATGAACGTCTGCGCGCCGCTGCGCACGATCGTCCCGGGTTTCGCGCCTCGCGGGTGGTCTCTTGTAAACTCCTCGAACATGGCTGTCTCCTTGTGTTGAGCCGACGGCACAAGTGCAACATGTTGCGCCGTGTTGCAATAGCTAAAATATCTTTCAATCACCGCTTGCAATGCTCTGCGAATCGGCTAGGAGAGGTCATCAGCAACGAAAGGACGACCGACATGACCATCATCAAGCCCATCCGCGCATTCGATACCTTCCACACCAACATCGACGATCTGCCCGAGGGCGACTACGTCACCCAGACCGGCTACACCGACAAGCACCCGTGGAAGGTCATCGCGTCGACGGCCACCACCCTCACCATCCAAGAGGTGCTGACCGAGCGCGATCCGTCGTGGAAGCCTGAGATCATCCCCGGCGGCTTCGCGGGCCACTGCACCAATCAGGACGAGCAGCGCCACCGCTACGTCGGCCTGAGCGATCGCACTGCCAAGATCCGCCTGCGCAAGAGCCGCTACTGCGGCAGCGACAAGCTGTGGGCCAACCCGATGCTGGGCGAGTTCATCGCCAACGGCGCCGTTGAGTTCTACGACTACAACTTCTGAGCCTTAGAGCAGAGCCTATGCAATCACCGCTTGCATAGGCTCTGCGAATCGGCTAGGAGAGGTCATCAGCAACGGAGACTACCCATGATCATCCACCGCCTTTCCCCCGGCATCTACGACGTCACCGTCGGCACCACGAATTACGAGGTCGAGCAGTACCCTGACGGCAACTGGTTGGTCTTCCTAACCCTCGAGCATGGTCGTGATTTCATCAACGACTTCGCCACCAAGCGCGCCGCTGTCGCCGCCATCCGCAGTTGGAGCACGCAGCCATGATCGACCGCATCATCCACCTCCGCCCTCGCCTGTGGCAGCACGAGCTGACCGGCCTGCGCATCCGTCTGCCCGACGACAAGCGCACGTTCCGTGTCGTGAAGCTCGACGCTGATGGCTATGAGGTCGAGGCCACCAGCCGCCGCTTTCGCAGCCTCTACACCGCCCACAGCTGGTGCAGCCAGCAGACAGGAGCATAAGACCATGATCACCATCCGCGAATACTTCACCGATCCCGATCGCCCCACCTTCCTGCGCTTCGGCGCGTTGGTCAACCGCCAGCTCGTCGAGCGTTGCGGCCTCGGCGTGCTCGATCTGCCCGATCAGGACTACAGCAGCCTGCACGAGGACTGGGACGGCACTGACCGGCACGCCTTCGAGATGGCCGACGAGATCCTCGAGAGCGAGGGCTTTGACTTCGGAGACGACTGGTGAGCGACGCCGAGTACATACGCCGGTGCGAGCATATGCGCATCGCCTCCGCCCAGCTGCGCGACGCCATTCTGCTCGCGCGGCGCGGCATCAACCCCCACACGCCTGACTGGCCGTACCGGCTGCCCAAGGGGATAAGATCGTGACCCAACTACCCAACACCCCCGACAAGCTGCGCCAGCTCATTGAACAGGCTCAGGCCAAGCTTGAGCGGCTGGAGAGCCGCCCTGTACCTCGGGAGGCGATACGAGCGTACCGCGGCCTGTGTAACAGTACCGACAGCGGGGAGGCTATCGAGCGCGGCCTGCGCGCCGCGTACCCGATCTTGCAGGCGGCGTGGGAGAGCGACGGCTGGATCGACTGGGCTGGCGGTGAGTGCCCAGTCGACGATCATCAGGTCGTCGAGGTCAAGTTCCGCGATGGCTGCATGTTCCGTTGCCGCGCTGGTGATTACGCGTGGTTCCACGACGGGTCTGAGACGCGGCAAGGCAACGGCGACATCGTTGCCTACCGCGTCGAGGAGGAAGACAGTTAGGGCTTGCAATACCCTGCGGATCAGTTAAGAAGGCTCATCAGCAAACGAATCAGGAGCAACACAATGAGCAACGGCATCCAACATCGCATCGGCAACTATCACTACGCGGACGGCGCCATGCGCCGCCGCACGGTGAACGGCATCGACTACATCGTCGGCATCGCCGGTGCCTACAACGCCTACGGCCTCATCGGCCCGGAGCACAACGGCATCTTCATCCTCGACGACACCAGCAAGGTCGTCGTCCTCGATCGCGACACCGAGATCTCCTCGGGCTACCACGGCCCGTCGCAGGCGCAGTGGGATCGGCTCAAGGAGCTGATGACCTGTTCGCCCAAGGCCTTCTACGCCGAACTTCTCACCAACCCCCGCAGCCGTCTGGCTGCCCACGTGGAGGATTGATCTGATGGGCCAGCATGTTTTGTACGAGCCCGAAGACTTCACGCAGGCAGAGTACGAGCGGCGCAATGTCATCGCAGTTATGGTGATCGACGGTGGCCTCGGGGTTTGCAAACGCTGCGGGGCGTCCGAGTACGAACTTAAGCGTTGGCCCACCTGCGAAGCTTACCACGCCAAAACACGCGCCGAGCTGGCGCCCCAGCCGTACAAGCGCCGCGATCAAAGCGGCTGGCAACCCTGAAACCGAACGTCTTTCCGAGGAGCGACAATCATGACCTTTTCTCAAGCAACCAAGAGCGCGCCCGAGGGCGCCGACTTCATCGCCTACCAGACGCTGGCTGGCAACTGGACGATCCTCCTGCGCCGCTCTGACGGCATCTGGGACAGCACCGCATCCGTCCACAGCACCGGCTACGACCTGATCGTCGCTGGCATCTCTGCACGCCGCCAGAGCCTCTGGAACGCCGAGCGCGCCGAGTTCGAGTGCGGCACCGTGGCCCAGATGCTGGTCGAGCCGTGATGTACGGTGTCTACCGCGTCTTGGCTGACGGCAGCCTGCGCTACCGCGAGCGGAGCGTGACCACGAACAAGAAGCTGGCGGAGGAGATCGCGGCTGACCTGTCCAATGGCGTCATCGTACGCCCGGACGGCAGCGTGACCTACATCGCGCCGCGCGAGCATATCGCGAAGGAGATCGGAGAGTGAACCACCTCTACGTCATCGGCGACGCTGGCGGCGATCCGTGGGTGCTCAACCTCGGCGGCTACGTCAGCCTCGCCGCGGCCAAGCGCGCCATCTACTGGCAGCACCAGCCCCGTCAGGAGCACGACGACGCATACTGGCGCATCGCCGAGCTGCGCGACGGTAAGTTGGTCGACTACGATACGAGCAAGATCTACCACCCCACCCACAGCCCGTACACCGAGGACGTGTGGGCGGCTTTTGTCGAGAGGACAGGACTGTGATCAGCCTAGAGGACGACATCCCCCTGCCGCGTGCCAAGCGGGCCTGCGTCTACCCCTTCGGGGAGATGGAGATCGGCCAGAGCTTCTCCGTGCCCCTGAGCGGCGACATGCTGCCGAACAGCAAGACGGTCGAGTACAATCGCGTGCGCGCCGCGGCCTCGGGCTACGGCAAGCGGAGCGGCAAGACCTTCGCCCTGCGCATTGACCGCGAGGCCAATCTCCTGCGCTGCTGGAGGACGACATGATCATCGAGCGAAACGTGCCCATGCCCTCGCGATCGCCGACAGGCACGCCCGGGACGTACGAGTTCGACCAGCTCGGCGTCGGGGACTGTCTGTGGATCAACGTCCCGACCAAGTACCACCGCAAGCCGTCCATCTGGATCGGCTGCAACCGCTTCCGCAACGCGGCCTACGCCTTCGGCAAGCGCACAGGCAGGCGCTTCTCGACACGCATCGTCGGCACGCGCATCGGCTGCTGGAGAGTATCGTGACTGCAATCACCTCTTGCAACGGCACGTGAGATAGTCTAGGTACCGAATCATCAGCAACGGAGAGCAACGATGCAACTGCACCACTTTGAACAGATCGACACCGCCCTTGGCGCGCTCCTGCGTGCCGAAGGCACCCCCGCCGAGGCGCGTCTCGAGAGCCGTCTGTACGGCGCCCTCGAGCTGGAGGACACCCTGTGACTTACACACAAGGGCCTTGGAGGCACGACCGCGAGGGCGCGCGCATTGTCAGCGAAACTGTTTTCTACGACTACAGCAACGAAGACGACGAACCTGAACCTGTTTCAGTTGTGTCGCTTTTCGGAGCAATGGGCGGCGATGATAACGTGGCAGACGCCCGCCTGATCGCAGCCGCGCCGGAACTGGTCGAGGCGCTGCGGGACGCGGCACATCGGATTGACGATATGCTTCAATGCGATGACGGTCAGGCATGGAGCGAAGCGCGGCAAAGCGCAGCCCGCTTCCGTGCCCTTCTCGCTCGTATCGAGGGAGACGAGGCATGACCGAACGCCCTGACGAGCCGACCGGCAGCGTCCTCTGGTACCGCGGCTGGGAGACCGGCTACAGCCACGACGCCGCTATGTGGACGGGGTGTGGGTACTACGCCTGCCTCGGCGGCGTCGACCTCGACTGTCTGCAGGTCACGGCCCGCACGTGGGAGACGCTGCTCGACGAGATCGACGACCACGAGCTGACCGAATGAACGGCGGCTACGGGCAAGACGCGCGGATCCTCGCGCATATCATGAAGGAGACGACTATGAGACGTGACGCACACCGAACTCGCCCACGCCCTGCGCATGAGCAGGTCGAGGACATCCACGACGATCTGTACACCGCGGTCTACGCCGGTGACATCGTCAAGGCGCAGGCCATGCTCTACGAGCTGTCCATGATCGCACCAGAGCCGCTCGATCGGCGCCTGCGATTGGCCCACAAGCAGGGGAGGCTGGTGGCATGACCGAGCACGCTTTTCACCGCCTCGGCGACGTCGTCGGCATGACGCTCCGCGACTGGTTCGCGGGGCAGGTTTTGGCTGGTATCTGCGCCGATCCTGAGTGGGGCGACGACCCCACACATCTCGCTTCGTTTAGCTACACACTGGCCGACGCGATGCTCGCCGCCCGCGAAGGGTAACCGATAAATAGCTATTGCAACGTCTGCTTGCATCGGCTAAGAGGGGGCATCAGCAAAGGAGCAACATGTCATGGGTAACCGAGCAACTATCACCACCGCACCGTTCAAACGCAAGAACGCCGCGATCTACGTCCACTGGAACGGAGGGCGCACCAGCATCGAGGCCTTCTGCAAGGCCGCCAAGGAGCTGGGTTATCGCGACCCCGCTCACGATCCGGCGTACGGCATGGCCCGTCTGACCGGCCTGCTCGCCGTCTATTTCGGCGCCGCCGACGACACCGGCATGGGCCTCGGCACGGTCGCTGACCTGATCGAGGCGGGCGACGACAACGGCTGCTGGGTCATCGGCGAGGGCTGGACGATCGTCGAGCGGCGCAACTGCGGCGGCAAGGTCGGCGCGATCCCCAAGACCAGCAACCTCGAGTACGACGTCGACGAGATGGCTGGCAGGATCGTGGCGCAGGTGCGCGCGGCAGCCAAGGCAGCAGAGGAGGACGAGGCATGATCAGCGCACGCATCCCCTTCGCCGGTTTCTATTACAGCATCTGGTATCTGGAGATCGACCGCTGGCTTGACCAGCAGGCTGAGTACAGCGGCGAAGACCGCGACGACGTGTCCGACCGCATGGACTACGGCTCGGCCTGTCTGGGCATCGCTCAGGCCTACACCGAGGCCTTCGCCGACTGGCTCGGCGAGACGCTCGACCGTGAGGTGACGCTGGAGTTCGAGACGCTCTCCAGCCCGCGCTACTACAACTTCGAGACCGATCGGATCTTCGCCAAGGCCGACGAAAGCGTTTTCCAGACGATCCTCGACGAGCTGCGCGCCAAGGACAACGACACGCTCGCCGAAGCGTTCCGCAAGGCCTTCACCAGCTACGACGGCTTCATCTCCTTCTACGATCCGGTCGTGCCGTCCAAGCCGATCGATGAGTGGGATCACAACGAGCTGTACGTCCTGTTGTACGCGTGGATCGAGCACAACGACGTCGACGACATCGACAGGGAGCTGTTCGAGGGGCTGAGCGAGAAGATTGATCGGATATGCGATGAAAACAGGGGTTGCAATCCCTGATTGAAGCCCCTATATCCGAATCATCAGCAATGGAGAGCAACCATGTGGACTTCTGAACCCCGTACCCGCCGCCTGATCAAGTCGATCGAGAAGGGCAGCATCAAGCGCGTGACGCTCGTCGGCATCCCCGCCGACTTCATCGGCTTCGTCGCCAACACCAAGGGCGCCCGCCGCAAGCTGGCGGCCCTTCAGGCTCGCTACGAGCGCGGCATCGACCGTGCGTTGGGTGCGCCCTTCATGGTGGCCGCGGCTGACAGCAGCCGCCACGACGAGATCAAGGAGCTGCTGTTCAGCACGCCTGACGTCGCTCGTGCTTTGATCGCGGAGGGCTTCTGATGATTACGATCGAGATCCTCGACGTAACCGATGCCGAGGCGTTTCCCGAGATTGCACGCGCAACAGCATCGCTTGCCGCAATGTCGCCGGAACGCCGCGCTGAATTGGAAGCGGAGTGGGACGCATGAACCCGCGCGAGTTTGAACACATGCTTGACCAGATGGAGCCCGAGCAGCCCGACGATTGGGCGTTCTGGCGCGGTCTGGCGGTCGGGCTTTGCATCAGCGGGTGCATCTGGATCGCCGCGATCGGCGGCGTCTGGGCAATGTTTGAAAGGCCGTTCTGATGACCGCAGCCTACAACCTCGCCCGCATATTCGGCGGCACCTTGCTGCTTTCATCCGGCCTGATCGTGATGGCCTTGATTATGGAGATTGCACGATGACACAGACGATTGAACAAATCCTTGCCCGCTGGGATAGCGGCGACGGCAAGCCCTACAAGGGTTCGCTGATCGACTGGAAGGCATACAAAGCAGACCCTGAGAATATGGGTTGCATGTGTGCGCAGGGACAAGTGCTGGCGCTGGCCGGTGGCTGGGACTACGCCAAGCTGCGCGACACGGCGCAATCGACAGCGGACATTGCAACCGCCAAGCTGCTCAACATCAGCCGCGCCCATGCGGTCTTGCTGCGCCAGATCAACGATAAAGCCGATGGCGCACCGTCGATTGTGTTGACCGATCCGGGCAAGGTGCTGGGCGATCAGTGGAGCAAGTTGCTCGACTTCTGGTGGCTGTTCCATAATTACAGCGCGGCGGATTGGCGAAAAGTGGACGCCGCTTGGGACACCGCTAGGGCCACCGCTTGGGCCGCCCCTAGGAAAGCTGCTAGGGCCACCGCTTGGTACGCTGCTTGGTACGCCGCTTGGGACGCCGCTGGGGACGCCGCTTGGTACGCTGCTGGGGCCGCCGCTGGGGACGCCGCTGGGGACGCCGCTGGGGACGCCGCTTGGGAAATCCAAGGCTACAACCTGCTAATCGAGCGCGGTAACAAGCCGTTCTTCCTGCCTATGTTCGGCCTCGCCACGCCTGCGGACATCCCTGCTCGCCCTGCCGATTACGGCAACGGCATAGTGCCAAAGGGAGATTGACATGACCGAACAAGAGCAGGCGCAACTGCTGCCGTGTCCTTTCTGCGGGGGGCGAGCGTTCTTGGACTGTATGTCGCGCAACGAGCAAGATGAATGCGTGGAAATGTCGGTCGAATGCTTTGGCTGTGAAGCGACCATTATGCGCGGCGGGATGACGACAGCCGAAGCCATCGCCGCATGGAACACCCGCCACACAGCCACAGCCGAGGCGCTGGAAGCGATGCGGGAGGCGCTGGAGGCTTTGGATCAAGGCTGCGGATATTTGTTTGTGGACTGCGGGTTCGAGGCTGGCGACGAACCGGCAGAGCAAATGCGCACCGCCCTCACCCGCCTCACAGCCGCCATCGCCAAGATTGAGGGACAACAGCCATGAGCCGCAAGGATGAACTGATCGCGCTGGCAGAGCGCGTCGAGGCGCTGACGGGGCCGGATCGGGGAGTTGATGCGCGCATCTGCATCGCGCTTGGCCTGTCCAAGGATAACGTGACTGTGGGCGTTGATGGCTGGTGCATCAATAGTGATATCAACCCTAACCCGTATCGTTCGCCCAGCTACACCGCCTCATCCGACGCGGCCATGTCGCTGGTGCCGGAGGGTGCCAACACAATCATCAACATTGGGCCAATCGCAATTCACGGGGTCAAAATCATAACGCCTGCCGGTGACGCAATCGGTGTTGCAGCCACCCCCGCGCTTGCCCTGACAGCCGCCGCCCTTCGCGCCATCGCAGAGACAGAGGGACAACAGCCATGAGCCGCACCGCCCTGAACATTTTCGCCACGGCCAAGCCCTCGCGCTGGTATCACGGCCCTATTCAGCCGATGTCCCGCGAGGATGCCGAGTTTTGGAAACTGCGCCAAGAGCGCGAACGGGAGAAACGGGCATGAGTGGCAACAGCGAATACAACCGTGGCTTTGAAGATGGTTTGGCGATTGGCGCTGATCGCATCGAAGCCCTGCAAGCCCAAGTGGATCGGTTGACCTACGACAGCATCCACACTTGCCACGACGACTGCCCGCGCCTGCCGTGCGTGCAGCGGCGGGAGATCGAAGGGCTGCGGGCCGATGTCCGCCACCTGATGAACGAGCTTCAAGTGTACAAGGATGCGTTGGCTCAGGTTAATGGGTGGTCAAGCTGTGACTGACAGAGACAAGCTAATCGAAGCGATGGCGCGGGCTATTTGCGAATACGAGACGCCAGAAAGTTATGACGATTTGCCCGAGATCAGTATGTTCAAAAAGTATTTTCGCGCAGTTGCCCAAGCCGCCCTCGCCGCAATCGAAGCGAACGGGTTTGCCGTGGTGCCGGTCGAGCCGACCGAGGCGATGAAGATTGCCGCGTTTGAAGCTGGTGGCCCGTATGCGGAAGAGTGTCCGCTTGATGTGTGGCGCGCCATGATCGCTGCCGCACCGATGCAAGGGGATTGGGCTTGTAATCCCGCGTTGACTGCGCCACAAGAAGCCGAAACAACTGAGGGTTAATAATGGAAAAGTACCAACGCGTTGAAGCAATCGATGAAGCTATCGACAGGGCCGGTGGCGTCATCAAGTTCGCCAAGGCGATGGGCGTCACCCATCAGGCTGTCTACAACTGGCGCAAGCGTGGCTGGGTTCCGCCTGAGCGGGCCGTGATCATCGAGGCCGTCTTCAAGATCGACCGGAACCGGCTCATGAACCCCGATCTCGTGCGCGCGCTCAACACGCCCGTAGCCGACCTCCTCTGATCTCTGGCCTAGGGTGGTGGCCGTGAGCAACGTGGTTCCTCTATTCCCTCCTCTGGGAGACGTGCGCGTGCCCGAGCCGCTGCGTCAGCTGCACGCATGGTGCGTGTGGCGCTTTGAGCAGTTCGACGGTGAAGTGAAGCCGCGCAAGATGCCCTACTGGGCCGATGGCGGAAAGCGGCACGGCGAGCAAGGCGGTACCACCGATCGCGCGCGGCTGGTGACATTCGAAGAGGCGCGCGAGGCGGCCATACGCGGCAACTACGCGGGCATCGGCTTCGCGCCCCTGCCCGAGCTAGGCCTGACCTTCCTCGACTTCGACAACTGCGTCGACGCACATGGCCGCATCCCGCCTGAGATCATGGCGATCGTCGGGCGCACCTACGCCGAGTACAGCCCAAGCGGCAAGGGCATCCGCGCCGTGCTCAAGGGCGATCTGGGCAACCGCAAGAGCCACGGCGAGCCGTACGGCGTCGAGCTGTTCAGTAGCAAGGGCTACGTCACCCTCACAGGCAACATCCTGCCCGAGTGCGATCTGCTGGGCGGCCCCGATCACATTGCCAATGTGGACGACGCCACGCGTGCCTTCGTGGAGGCGCGCTTCGGCGCGCATGCAGGCACTGTTGATCCCGACAACTTCATGCTGGGACGCGAGCCGCGTCTGGGCCTGTCGATCGCAGAGATGGAGGATCTGCTCTCCTACCTCGACCCGTCGATGGGCCGCGAACCGTGGCTGAAGGTGGGCCTCGCCCTGCACCACGAGACATGCGGCGACGACACTGGCTTCGAGCTGTGGGACACGTGGTCGAGTGACGGTAACACGTACCCGGGTGACGAGTTGCTGCGCAGCCAGTGGGATCGCTTCGAGCAGCGCGCAGGCCGCGCGTCGGTGACGATGGCCACGGTCAAGTGGATGGCCAAGGAGGCGGGCTTCGGCAAAGAGCTTACAGCCGAGCAGGTGCTGGCCTTGGCCGATGATCTGCAGGCGAGCATGGATAGCAGCCGCTTTGCGCTCCTGTCCTACAGCGAGGTCATGGCGCGCGACCCCGGTGAGTGGATCATCAAGGGCGTGCTGCCGAAGGGTGAGCTTGGCATCCTGTTCGGTGCCTCGGGCAGTGGCAAGAGCTTCGTGGCCCTCGACATGGCCTGCGCGATCGTGCGCGGCGTCGCGTGGCGCGGAAAGCGCGTAAAGCAGGGCAAGGTTGTCATCATAGCCGCGGAAGGCGGGGCTGGCATCCGCCAGCGCCTAAAGGCCTACGCCGCGCACCACGGCCTGACAGCGGCTGAGCTGGCCGATATCCGCATCGTGCTGGCCGCCCCCAATTTTCTCGAACAGGACGACATCGCCGAGGTCATAGCCGAGATCCGCAAGTTCGGCGACGTCTCGACAATCATCATCGACACCCTCGCACAGGTCACCCCCGGCGCGAACGAGAACGCGTCCGAGGACATGGGCCGCGCGCTTGGCAACGTGAAGCTCTTGCATCGCGCGACGGGCGCCATGCCGCTTGTCGTCCACCACGCTGGCAAGGATCTCAGCAAGGGGTCGCGCGGCTGGTCGGGCCTGAAAGCCGCGGCTGACGTACAGATCGAGGTGCTTCGGCACGAGGACGGGCACCGCGAAATTGTCATCGAGAAGATGAAGGACGGCGAGGACGGCCTGCGCTGGCCGTTCAAGCTCGAGGTGGTCGATCTGGGCTTCGACAGCGACGGCGACCCGATCAGCAGCTGCGTCGCGATCGAGACCGACGCACCGGCGCGGCAGGACGCAGAGCTTAGCAAGGCGGTCAAGCGGCGTGGGCGGATCGAGAGCCACATTCTGGAGGTGATGTACACCTTCGGCGAGGTCGACACGGTCAGCGCGCTTGAGCTGATCGAGCGCGCCACGGCCATGCTGCCAGAGCCGGAAGAGGGCAAGCGCGACACGCGCAGGCAGACGGTCGCGCGTGCGCTGCACAACCTGAGCCGCGAGAAGGACGGGCCGCTGCAGCTGGCGGGCGGACGTGTTATTTTCTTCGAATAGTGCTTGCAATCCCTGATTGAGAGGCCTAGGAACGAATCATCAGCAACCAAGGAGCAACTGATATGGCAACTGTAGCCACTATTTCCAACATTTCACCGATCGACCGTCTGGGCCAGATCAAGGCCGAGATCGCCCGTCTCAAGGACATCGAGACCTTCCTCGTTGACGAGGTCAAGGCTCTCGGCGCGGGTGCGCACGACGGCGAGGAGTACCGCGCCAACGTGATCGTCACCGACGATCGCCAGTCGCTCTGCCCCAAGGCCGCCGAGGCCAAGCTGCGTGAACTTGGCGTCGACGGTCGCTGGTTCAGCAAGAACCAGAAGACCACCAAGGGCAGCACGAGCGTTCGCATCGTGGCTCGCCGCTCGTGATTGGCCGCATACTGGATTTCGTCGGGAAGTACCCCATCGCTTCGGCGGTGGGGTATTACCTTTTTGTGGCGGCAGCTTTCGGAGCCTCCGTCTACGTTCTAAACTGAAGGAAGAAGCGCATGATCAGGATTGAAGTGACCGGCGACACCGCCGAAGAAGTGCTGGCCCAGCTGCGAGCTTTGGCTGTAGTTGACCGCATTGCCGATGCCGCCGTACGCAAGGAAATCCGCGCCGCCAGCGAGAGCACGGTACCGGAAATCTCGGAGGGAAAGCCCTCACGCAAGCCCAAGGCCGCCGTGGGAAACGCAGGCGAAACCCCGCCTGCGACTGCGGAAGAAGCCGCTCCCAAGCCAGAGACTGCGACGGAAGTTGCATCCCCTTCTGAGCTTAGCTTCGACACGGACGTCGCGCCGGTCGTCCTGCGCAAGGTGCAGACGGCAGGCAAGCCCGCGGTCGAGGCCGTCCTGAGCGAGTTCGGTGTCGACCGCGCTTCGCAGCTGGAAGCTGCACGCTGGCCTGAGCTGCTGGAGAAGCTGGAGGATCTGGGCTGATGGGCCTGACCGTAGACGTGCCGCCCGTCGACGACGAGGAGGCGGCTCTCACCCTTATGTTCCACCACCTGCAGCTGGCTGCGGCGTACTTCGAGGCGACGCCTAGCCCGATCGAGTTGGAGGATATTCCCGCCACGTTCAGCGCAGCCCCGATCTGGGCGTGGCTGCTGGCTATGGGCGCGCTCTATCCGGAGGACGAATGATGGCTCACGCTAGGCTCAGCCCCTCTGGGGCACATCGCTGGATGGAGTGCCCCGGCAGCGTCGTCCTCGAGGCCGACTATCCCGACGAAAGCAGCAGCTACGCCCGAGAGGGCAGCGCGGCGCACGAGTTTGCGGCCATGCTGCTAGAGAGCGGTCTTGACGCCGTCGACTTTATCGGCAAGCGGATGGAGTTCGAAGACAACGGCGAGGTTGTGCAGTGGCTGGTCGACGGCGACATGGCCGAGTACGTTCAGACCTACGTCGACTACGTGCGCGAGCAGGCCGAGGGCTGCACTTTGTTGATCGAGCGCAAGTTGCCGATCGGGCACATGACTGCCGAAGAGGGCGCCACCGGCACCGGCGACGCGGTCATCCTCGACGCGGTCAACAAGCAGGTCACCGTGATCGACCTCAAGTACGGCATGGGTGTGCGCGTCGATGCCGAGAACAACCCGCAGGCGCTGATGTACGGCTCCGGCGCGCTGGAGGAGTACGGCATCGCCGTGGACTTCGAGACGGTGCGCGCGGTAATCCATCAGCCACGTCTGGGCCACGTCAGTGAGGCGACGGTGACATTCGAGCAACTGCGCGAGTTCGAGAAGCAAGTCACGTACGCCGCGTACATGTGCGAGCAGGCCACCGACGAAGGCACGCTTGCGGCGGTAAGCATTGAGGACTTTCTCAACCCCGGCGAGAAGCAGTGCCGCTTCTGCAAGGCCAAGGCGACTTGCCCAGCCCTGCGCGCGGAGATGTCCGATCTGGTCGGATCCGACGTGGCCACGCTCGAGGATTTCATGCCGAAGAAGGTCGACATGCTCTCCGAGGAGCAGTACCTGTCGTGGGCCATGTCCAACGTGCGTCTGGTCGAAGACTGGTGCTCCGCGGTCAAGGCCGAGGTCGAGCGTCGTCTGCTGGCGGGTAAGACTGTCGAGGGCTTCAAGCTCGTCGAGGGCCGCCGCGGGCCGCGCAAGTGGGCCGACGAGGCGGAGGCCGAGAAGGTGTTCAAGTCCTTCCGCTTGCGGCAGGACGAGATGTACGACATGAAGCTGGTATCGCCCACGTCGGCGGAGAAGCTTCTCAAGGACAACCCCAAGCGATGGGCGAAGGTCGAAGACCTGATCACCCAGAGCGACGGGAAGCCATCGGTCGCTCCGGCGACTGATAAGCGGTCAGCTCTGACCGTTTCCTCTGTGGCGGATGATTTCGCCTCTATTGCACAAGTGAAAAAGGAAACTGCATAATGGGTATCAAGGTACTGATCAAAGACGTCATGCTCGGCTTCCCCGCGCTGGCGGAGCCGCAGTCGCTGGGTGACGGCGAACCGGCGTACGGCGCAAAGCTGCCGATCGAGCCGTCCTCGGCCAATCTCAAGCTGATCGAAGACGCGATCCGCGAAGAGGCCAAGGCCGTCTGGAAGGACAAGGCCGACAGCATCCTCGACATGCTGCGGGAGGACAACAAGCTCTGCCTCGTGAAGAAGGAGTACCGCTCCAAGTCCACCGGCGAGGTCTACGAGGGCTTCCAGAACAGCTTCGTGCTGTCGACGCGGAACGCCAAGGTGCAACCGAGCATCTTCAACCAGTATGGTGACCCGCTGGAGAAGAAGTCCGACATCGAGCGGCAAGCGTTCTCCGGCGCCGTCGCGTCGGGCGTCTCGGTCGAGATCTGGGCGCAGGACAACAAGTGGGGCAAGCGGGTCAACTGCACCCTCCTCGGCGTCATGCTCTCGGGCGAAGGCACCAGCATCGGCGGCGGTTCTGCACCGGCGTCTGCTGACGACTTTGCTGGTCTGGCGAAGGCCAAGGCCGACGCGGACAGCCTTCTGTGAGCGAAGCTGGCCACAACGCAGCCGACGACCGCCTGCGCCTCCTGATCGAGCGCATCGAGCGTTTGGAGGAAGAAAAGAAGGGCATCGCCGACGACATCAAGGACGTCTACCTTGAGGCCAAGGCGGTCGGCTACGATGTCAAGATCATGCGGATGGTTGTGAAGCTCCGCAAGATGAAGCCCGACGATCGTCGGGAACAGGAAGCAATCTTGGAGACCTACAAGATTGCACTTGGCCTCGATCTTCTCTGAGGCTATACAACACGGCGTGACGGGCTTTTGCCCACCCCAGAGGCCCGTCACGCCTCTCTTCTGATGAGCTGCGCGCCAACCGAAGTTGCTCTCGGTGTTGCTGATACGACCGGCGCGCAGCTCTTCCGAAGAGAGGCACTAGAGCAACATGACCACCCTGTATCTGGACACAGAAACGTGGAGCGAGATTCCCATCAAGCACGGCGCGTACGCCTACGCCGAGGCGGCGGAGGTGCTGCTCATCGCCTTGGCCGTCGACGACGACCCTGTGCAGGTGTGGGATCTCACGCAAACACCAGAGGGTTGGAAGTCGCAGCTGGCCGCCCTGCAGGGCATGATCGCCCGCGCCGACACCGTCGTGATCCACAATTCACCCTTCGACCGCACCGTGCTGCGCCACTGCGGTGTGCATATCCCTGTGGAAAAGATCGAGGACACGATGGTGACGGCGCTGCTGCACGCCTTCCCCGGGTCGTTGGACAAGCTCTGTGGTGCGCTGCGTCTGCCGGTCGACAAGGCTAAAGACAAGGACGGCAAACGTCTGATACAACTCTTCACCAAGCCAAGGCCGAAGAACCAGAAGCTGCGGCGCGCCACGAAGGAGACGCACCCGGATGACTGGCAAAAATTCATCGAGTACGCCGCTCGCGACGTGGACGCGATGCGAAGCGTACGTCGAGTTCTCCCAGCATGGAACACCTCTGATGCTGAGATCGCCCTCTGGCGGCTTGACCAACGGGTTAATGACCGTGGTGTCGCCGTCGACCTTGAACTCGCCGACGCTGCTGGAAGAGCTTTCGCGCGAGCTTCACGATCTTTGGCCGCTCGTGCGGCGCGACTGACGGGCGGCGCCGTCGCGTCGCTCACCCAGCGCGACAAGTTCCTTTCCTACCTACGCTCGCGCGGCGTCGATCCAGCTGACCTGACCAAGGCCACGGTGGCCAACATGGTCGAGCAAGATTTGCCCTCGGACATCCTAGAGCTGCTCGAGATCCGCCAGCAGGCCGCATCGACTACACCGGCGAAGTACGGCGCGCTGCGCGACGCGGCGTCGAGCGACGGGCGTCTGCGCGGCTGCATCCAATTCTCAGGGGCTGCACGTACGCGGCGCGATGCTGGCCGGATCTTCCAGCCGCAAAACCTCATCCGCACGCCCGACTGGTTCGACGAGCACGTGCAGGAGATCACGATCGCCGCGCTCAAGGCCGACTGCGAGGACATCATCTACGAGAACGTCAGCGAGCGGTGCGCTTTTGTTGTGCGCGGCTCGCTGGTGGCGGGAGAAGGCAAGAAGTTCCTGATCGCCGACCTCTCGAACATCGAGGGGCGCGTTCTGGCGTGGTTGGCGGGCGAGGAGTGGAAGATCGAGGCCTTCAAGGCCTACGACCGCGGCGAGGGGCCTGACCTGTACAAGGTCACCGCTGGGCGCATCCTCGCCAAGCCGCCGGTCGACGTGACCAAGGACGAGCGGCAGACGCAGGGCAAAGTCCCTGAATTGGCTGGGGGCTATGGCGGGGGCCTAGGGGCGTACCGCACGATGGGTGGCAAGGTCTTCGACGCCAAGAGCGACGACGAGATCATGGAGATCGTCTACGCGTGGCGCAAGGCGCACCCCGCCACCAAGCGTTTCTGGTACGACGTCGAGGGCGCCGTGCGCTGCGCCATCAAGGCTGCCGACGAGGGCAAGCTGGGCGAATCGTTCGACGTGCGCGGCCTGCTGCGCATCGACACGGCCAATGGCCCTGACGGCGTGCGCTACGTGCGCATCCGCCTGCCGAGCGGGGCGTATCTGGTCTACCGCGACATGGTCATTGAGGACAACGGCCAGCTGACCTACGAGGGCCTCAACCAGTACACGCGCAAGTGGGAGCGGCTGGAGACCTACTACGGCAAGTTGGTCGAGAACATCGACCAGAGCATATCGCGCGACGTGTTCATGTCTGGCCTGCGCCGTGCTGAGCTGGACGACCTGTGCGTCGTCCTGCGCGTGCATGACGAGTTGGTGTGCGAGGTGCCTGACGATCCGGCGTACACCGTCGAGCGGCTGGTGGCGTGCATGGCGACCGTGCCGGGGTGGGCCGCAGGCCTGCCGTTGAAGGCCGAGGGCTTCGAGTGCAAGAGGTACCGGAAATGACACCATCCGCCAAGATCCAAGACCACCTCAAGCAGCGCGTGCAGAAGAGCGGGGGGCAGTACCGCAAGGTGCGCTGGGAGCAGCGACGCGGCTGCCCAGACTGCTTTGTCTGGTGGACGTGGCCCAACGCGGCGTTTATCGAGGTCAAGGCGAACGGCGACATCGTACGCCCCGAGCAGCGCCGCGAGATCGAGCGCATGCGGCGAGACGGCGTGCCGGTGTACATCGCGCGCTCGATCGAGGACATCGACCGTATCGTAGAGGAGGTTCGTGGTGCCGCGTGAGTTCGTCCCGCATGACTACCAGCAGCAGGCCCTCGAGTGGCTGTACGCCAAGCGCCGCAACGCGCTCTGGATGCCGATGGGCGGTGGCAAGACCGTGACCACCTTGACGGCGCTGGAGCACCTCTCGCTGGTCGAAGCTGTCTACCCCGCGCTGGTCATCGCCCCCCGCCGCGTGGCGAACAGCACGTGGCCTGACGAGGTCGAGAAGTGGAGCCACCTCCAGCACCTGCGCGTCAGCCGCGTGCTCGGCACGCCGCAGCAGCGCCTGCGGGCGCTGGCCGCTGAAGCCGAGATCTACACCATCAATTACGACAATCTCAGCTGGCTCTGCGAGACGCTGGGCGACAAGTGGCCGTTCAAGACGATCATCGCCGATGAGCTGACGAGGCTCAAGTCGTTCCGGCTGCGGCAGGGCGGCTCGCGCGCCCGGGCGCTGGGCAAGTACGCCCACGAGACGCCCCGCTTCATCGGCCTGACCGGCACACCGGCGGCGAACGGCATCAAGGATCTCTGGGGCCAGATTTGGTTTATCGACAAGGGCGAGCGGCTGGGTCGCACGCACGCGTCCTTCACCACGCGCTGGTTCAAGAAGGGCTACGACGGCTACTCCCTCGTGCCCTACGACCACTCGCAGGAGGAGATCCAAGAGAAGCTTCAAGACGTTTGCCTGACTGTCACGGGCCTGCCGGTCGACGAGCCGATCGTGACGCCGGTGTACATCGAACTCACGCCGTCCGTGCGCAAGGTCTACAACGAGATGGAGCGCGAGCTGTACACCCTCATCGGCGACGTTGGGGTCGAGGCAGCCAACCCCGCGGTGCGGACGCAGAAGCTGCTGCAGCTGTCCAATGGCGCCGTCTACACCGACGACGAGGGCAACTGGGACGAGGTGCATCGGCTCAAGGTCGACGCGCTGGAGAGTGTGGTGGCCGAAGCCAACGGCGCACCTGTTTTGGTGGCCTACAATTTCAAGCACGACCTCGCGCGGCTGTGTGCCTATTTCCCCAAGGCGCGCGTGCTGGACAACGACCCCCAGACCATCAAGGACTGGAACGCGGGCAAGATCCAGATGCTGCTGGCGCATCCCGCGTCGGCGGGGCACGGCCTGAACCTAGCCGACGGGGGCAACATCCTCGCCTTCTTCGGCGTGAACTGGAACCTAGAGGAGCACGCCCAGATCATCGAGCGCATCGGCCCCATGCGGCAGAAGCAGGCTGGCTACGACCGGCCCGTGTTCATCTATCCGATCCTCGCCAGCGGCACGGTCGACGAGGTGGTCATGGAGCGGCTGTCGTCGAAGCGCAGCGTGCAGGAAGTCCTGATAGACGCTATGAAACGGAGGAAGAAATGACGAACGACACTGCAGAAAGCCTTTTTCGTGAAGGCTGCGTCGACGCGGCTCGCTGGGCCGCTGCCGCGCGGGCTAGCGGCGATCTACAACTGTTTTTCGCTTTTGCCCTACTTACCGCAGCTGAAACTATCAGTCGCGAACAGCAAAGCCGCCTCGCTTAAAGTAGCGAAGTTGTTCGTGCGCGACCTTGCGGGTCGGCCTCAACCGCTTTTCCCCGTCCTTCAGTATCTTCGAATAGTTCTTGTGGCCGCTCAACGCGTGCTGCGCGTTCGGAACCGCCAATTGAGAGACGCTCATACGCGGGATGCGTTCTAGGCCGGGGAACATGTTCTCGTGCGGCTCCAAGCGTTGCCGGATACGATCCCAGACGTTCCACTGGTTACCGAACAAGTGGAGACCAGAACCTGCAGACGCGGCTTCGTTGGCCGCAACGATCGCCTTGTAGTCGTCGCCCATGCGCTCGATAGCGAACGGTTCCGCGGGCCAACCAGCTTCGGCAAGGTGGGTGGGGACGCGGGGGTTGATATCTCCTTTGCTGTTGCGAAACCGCATGCTGGGGGCCTTGCTTACCTCCGACAGCAGAACCTCTTGAACCGTTCCGTGGTTTACGTCAGCGAATGTCTGGGGGACTCGCTGGCCCAACTCAGCCGCTCGATTCTGGGCGAGGTTTAGGGTGCGCGCCTCGAAGGCGGCGCGGCGGGCTGGGTCTGCCAAAAGCGTGTCAGCGTACCGCTGAACCATGTGCCTGTCGATGGCGGAAACAGCGGCTTCCGGCTGCCACGCGACACCGAAAGACGTGGTCTTGTTCCCCATGCCGGGGAGTTGGTTGTTGACGCGCTCAACAAAGTCGACCCAATTTTCCCCATCAGCGCGGTGAAAGAACGCAGGATCGCGAGCGAAGAGATCATTCATATCCGAGAGGCGTGAATAGTCTATGCTTCCGCTCACGCCCAAACCCCCTCGAGATGAGGCACCGAGGCCGTAAGCATCTGTGAGTTCGCGGCTCAACGCGCGACGATCCGCAGAGCCGACGGCGTCGTTCAAGTCCCAGCCTCGCATCTCGACGGGCCGATCCAGCTCTTCCATAGACACTGGGCGAAGCCGAGACATCGCAAGTTGGTTGGGCAGGAGGGGTTGGTTCGGGGACGTCAGACCAAAGTGCAGGCCTTGAATGACGCGCGCGTCGGACAGAACCCCACCATCTTCCTCCATGCTCCGCATCAACTTGGCTTGGATATCGCGATGCAGCGAAGGCTCAATCCGGTCGGGATTTATGGCCTCACCCTTCATACGGAACATGTCTTCGAGCGTGAAGATACCCTCGGTACCGCCGGGAACGACAAACTCATCGCCGTCTGTGTAATTGAAGACTTTCAGATAATTGAGCGGCCCGATATTGGGTACGCCTAGCGCATCCCCGAAATCGGCCATTTCGTTGCTTGTAAGTTCGAACGGCTGCTTGCCTTTGAAGGTCACAGGCTCGTTCCGTGTCGCGTCAAAAGAACCGGTGACCCTGCTGGGCAACGAAGGTGTGTTCTCCGCTAGAGGCACACGCGTGCGCGCAAGCGCCCGCTCGGGTGCAGGCCCTTCTGAAACGACCGCGAATGCGGTCTTACCGGAACCTTTACGCGCGGACGCCGAAGGCGCAGTTTCTGGGTACCGCTGGCCCAGCTCCCCGCGGCTGTAGCGCGCGCTGCTGGGTGCGCGCTTCGCTGCGCCTGAGGTGCGCTTTATGACAGCAGGTGTGGCAGGCTTTTTACGCGCGGGCTTTTTAGGCGCGGGCTTTTTGACCGCGAGCCGCTCGTCCCCGCTATCAATGCCGAGAACCTGAAGGACGCGTTTCTTGCGGCTCATTTCTACCTCTGCTTGCAATGCGCGCGCGGAGCGGCTACGGGTTCTGGGCTATGCTTGAAAAACTCAATTTTCGCAAGGGACGTGGCTGCTGGCCGCCGGAAGACCCATACTCGACTGACCCCGTCTTGTGGGCGCGGGCTTACCTCCGCTCGCTCGACTGGATCCGTCCGCTCCGGACGTACCAGTGGTTCGCGAATGCGATGGCGACCGGTGCGGCGGCAGCTACCTACGACACCCTCGAGGACAGCGACTAGCATACGAGGCCGCCTTGCGCGTAGCCTTCGGGGCCTTTCTCGATGCGGCGTTTCATGTCCACCGGATCGTAGACGTTGGCCGCGTACCCGCGCTTCCAGCTAGGCCCGAATGGGGCGCGGTACCCGGTGTAGCCGTACTCGCGCACGAGGCGCCTGAAGTCGGGGACAGCTGTCCCGAGGGGGTCACCGATGCCGTGAACTCGGGCCAGCTCAACGAGCCGCTCTGGGTCGGTATCGACGTCGTAGAGGTTGGCCAGCTCCGCTTCGTATGCGTACGGGCTGATGTCCTCGACGACCTTCTCCGGCTTAACGGTGCCCTCTGCCCCAAGATAGAAGCTGGTCTGCTGGTTGGGGCTGCCCTTCCACCCGCGCATCTTGTAATCGTCGCCGGGATGTCCCGTGCCGTACATGGCCGGATCCGTCGCGGTGAGGTTGTCCGTGTGGCTCAGGTGAACGGCGCGCTCAGGGCCGCTGGGCGCGCTGGGCTGGATGACGCGGCGCACGTAGTCCGGAACACCGCCGCGCGTCCCCGGCGCGAGATACTCCGGAGGCAGCAGGAGCGGGGTCTGGGGCGCGTACTGGTACTCCTGCGCGAGGTCTCGCAGCGGTGCGTTGATCTCGGCGAGGACGCGCGGGTCGGGGTTCTGGCTGATCGCGCGCATCAGGTTGGTGTGTTTCTGCGCCTCGCGGGCGATCTCACGCTGCCTGCGGATGACGTCGAGGTTCAACGGTGAGTAGTTGACGAAGCTATTCTGGCCGCGCGTCTCGCTCAGGAGCGCCATCTGCGCCAGCGGAGACATCATCTGACTGTGAGACGCGTACGCCAGCTCCTCGCCGCCCGGGCGGAAGGTCGCGCCGCGCGTGCCGTGGCCGAAGTAGTCGTGGTCTGCGCGGAACATCTCGTTAGCCGTGAGGCCGGTTTCGGGGTCGACCTCGCTCAGATACGGGTGCGGGTCGCCGCCGCGGAAGACGTTCAGCCGCCCCTCGCCGAGGATGTCACGCAGCATGGCGCTAGGCACAGCGTACTCGCCCTCCCCGTAGTGGTAGCTGGTGCTAATGGGCAGCGCGTCGAACTGGGCGCGCGCCTCTTTGGCCAATTGGCGGTATGCGGCCTCGGTCAGCTGGTCGTAGTTTTGCGCGCCCGCCTGCTCGACCACCTCGGGCATGACCTCGCCGTATCGCTCGAATAGCGCGCTCTTGTAGGCAGGCGTCTCGTTTGCCGCCTCTCGGAACACGCGAGCGATGCCGCTCTGCTTCTCCAGTGAGGTACCCGGATCGGGGAAGTTGGTGTCGTAGCCGCGGCCCAGCGCGCCTTGCGTGTACTCGTTGGCGGATTGCGCTGGGATGTTGCGTGCTGGATCCGCGAGGATCTCGCGCATTTGGCCGATCGTGGCTGCGTTGCGCGCCTCGGGCACCGTGCGCGCCTCCAGCCCCTTGCGGGCCACTTGCAGGTATGGGCCTACTTCGCGCCGCTCGTACTTGGGCTTGGCGGCTGCCTTGAGCTGGGCGGCGGCGCGGTTGTCCGACGGCACCCGGGCCTTGGTCTTGGCGCGCGGGGCCTTGACCGCGAGGCTCTCGAGGATCGCTTCTGCCTCGTCGTCGAGGCCCAGAGCTTTAAGGACGCGCTTTGTACGGCTCATGTCCTACCTCACACTCATGGGGTGCCTGCTGAAGCACCGGTTGCGGTCTACGCGCCCGCCGACTGCGTAGCCTTCGAAGAAGGGTGAAAGACCGTTCCAGTTGAAGGTTATCATGCTACCCGGGTCGGCTTCGGGTGGCAGCTCGGTGCGGGCGCGCGCCATCCCTTCCGCCATCTGCTGCTGCGTGATATACCGCCCATCGGGCAGCTTGACGAGGCCTGTGTTGTTGAAGTCGCCGATATTACCCCACGTGCCGCTCTTCACGAAATCCTGCACGTAGGGCAGGTAATCGTCGGTCGGCGCGCGGTTCTGCTTGCCCTTGATCTGGATGATGTCCTCGCCGTCGTACGACGCCAGCGGTAGGCCACGCTCCTGCAAAAACTTGGCAGCTTCGTCGTGGGGATCCGCAGACCAGTCGCGGTTGCTGTTGCTATACTTCACCCAGTCATCGTACACACCAAGCTCTCGCATGTGACGTAGGACAGCCCCGTTGCGGTCACCCTTGCCAGTCTCGATAGTGACGTGCGGCTGGCCCTTGGCGTCGCGCAGCGAGTAGATCCGCGAGCGGCCAGACATCACGTCGTCGCAGTAGCCGCCGACGCAATGGCCCATCGTGTCGCCCTCAAACTTGAGGGCGTCTTGGAGTGCGGTTCGCGCGCGTTCCGCGCGAAATTTCCCTAACGCGTCGCCCCCCGCATCACGGGCACGCGTGTATGCCTCGATGCCTACGTCTCCGCCATAGTCTACTATATCCGGCGTATCTGGCGCGCGCAGCTCGACCCACCGGTAACCCGCGTCGGGGTACTCCTTGAAGGTCTGGATCGCGGGGTTGTTGAGCGCGCTCGCGGCCTGCTCTTCCATCTGCTTGGCGCGGAACTGGTTGATGCGCCCCACGCGCTCGACGGCCTGCGGGAAGCTCATGCGCGCCAGTGATTCAGGGCGCACCGCGAGGTCTGCGGGAAGCCCGGACACGTCAGGGCGCAGCGCATTGCGCATTTCGTCTGCGACATGCCGCAGGCCCAGATCCTGCAGGCCCATGCTGGTGACCCCGTACACGCTGTCCGTCGCAGGCGCCTTGTTAAGCCAAGGCATAGCTGCGAGGGTATCTTCACCCAGAACCTTGCGCGTGTTCTCGTCGAAGATCAGCCTCTGCAACGGTATGGGAACAACAGCGTTGGACGCTGCGTCGCTCCACTCGTCGGGGGTCATATCAGTGTGCAACATGCCGCGCTCGGCCAACTGCCGAAGCGGATCGTCCGGTGTCCCCAGATCGTTCTGGATATAGCGCGGAACTGCGCGCTCCCACCATTCGAGCAAGCCCTTGTCCAGCGGGTCGCCGGAGAACCGCTCGCCCATGTACACGGCGTTCTCGAGGGCCTGCCTTGGTGCCATGATCGGCATCGGGCTATTCTCGGTAAACCACTGCCCGCCCTTGGGCTTGACCGCGAACGGGGGCAGCTGCTTCGACGGATCCGGCGGCGGCAGCGCCAACTGCTTGGGTGGCGCAGGCAGGGCGCGACGGGGCTGCTGCGCGGCACGATTGAGCTGCACGGCAAGCGAGTTCTGCGAGGGCACGCGCCGCGGCGCCGTAGTCTTGACGCGCGGCTTCACGCCGAAGAGAGCGTCGACCTCGTCGTCAATCCCTAGAACCTTAAGGATGCGCTTCTTGCGGCTCACCGAGCGCGTCTCGCAGCTCGGCGGGCGCGGTACCTCCCGACACCATAGCGCGCCCCTTCGGCAGCACCGTACATCGGCACCGCGAACAGAGCCTCGTCGCGGATGCTGCGCGGGATGTCGCGCACGCTGTCCGCGGCTCCAGCGCCGTACAGCGCGGTTTCGCCAGCGACAGCCGCAGCGCGAGCGGCGCGCGGCGCGCGAGCTGCGAGGCTGGCCAGTTTAGCTCCGGTAGCGCCCTGCATGCCGGGGATGAAGCCGGTAGCGACAGCACCGGCCCCCTCGAAAGCGAGGCTCTCAAGCGGGTTCGCGTTTTCGTACGCCTGCTGCTGCGCGCGGATACGCGCAACCTCACGGCGGTACGCAGCGGGGTCAAGCTGCGCGAGCGCGCGCATGCTGGCCTCGATCTCGTCGCCCCAACCGAAGGCCACGCCCTGCCCCGCCGATCGCGCGCGTCCGCGCCAGTCAGGCGCGTTACCGCGAACCTGCCCGCCACGCTTGTACCCGACCATCTCCTCGCCGGTCTCTTCGTCGTAATACTTGCCGGTCGCCTCGTCATAGCGCACGGGCCGCCCGCCAATCATGACAGGGGCACCGCCGAGATCGGCCTCGAAGCCGCCGACAGGCCCCTCGATCGGGGCCATCGCGTCGGTGTTTGCCGCAGCCTGCTCCATAAGCGTGCGCAGCTCAGGCGCGCCTACCGACGCGTAGTCGAACTCAGCGGGCATGGGTGCGCCCATCTCGCTATCACTGCGCAGGACAGCACCTCGGAGCGCGGCGGGCGCGTAGTTCTGGATCAAGTCGCCCAGCATGCGCTGCCGATCACTGCGCCCGCCGAGCATGCTCGCGCCGATCGCGCGGTTCCCGAACCGACTGTAAGGCAGCGCGGCCACACCGGCACCCAAGCCAGCGGCGAGCATCCACGGCGGAACAAACCCGGGGTCTTCGTCCTTGTCCGTCTTCTCGGGGTTGGCGAAGGCGCTGGTCGCCGCGATGGCTCCGAAACCACCCGCACCGGCGGCAGGCGCGATAAGACGCCCAGAGAGCGTAACGTCGTCAACCTTGTTGGGGACGACGTCCAGCGCGGCCTGCGTCAATTCGTTGAACGGACGATCGCCGCGCGCGCTGGCGCTCTTGCCGCCGAACTTCTGGCTGTTGATGCGCGTGGCGCTGCGCAAATTGTTGGGGCCAAAGAGCGCACCGTCGGGCGCGTACTCGACCGCGCGCTCGACGATCTTGAGATTGCGGTAAGCCGCGTTGGCGCTGGTGTACATGTCGAGAGCCTCGGGGGCCTGCCGCGCAACGAGGTCGTCAAAACCGTCGATGATGTCGCCGAGACTGTTGCGCACTGCGTCGCCTGATATGTCGTTCTTGATCTCAGGGTTGCCCTGAAGATCGACAAGCTGGCGGCGCGCCTGCTGCCACGCGCGACCGTCGACCGCACCGCCGTTGTTGATTTCGCGCAGGATGCGATCGACCTCACCCGCAGCCTTAGGCCCGAGGTTGCCCTTCATGCGCACGAGGTCGGCGTAGGGCTTGCCCTGCACGACCTGCAAGAAGTTGGTGTCGATCTGGAATGTGCGACCGCCCAACGCCTGCTCGTATGCGTCACTGACAATCTGCTGGGCCTCGGCTACCCCCCGCTGGCCCACGCCGTTGGTGCTAGCACCCAACGGGGCGAGGGCCTCGTCGAAGGTCGCCTTGTTGAACTGCTCGAGGCTCTCGTTGCGGCGCGCGGACACCTGCGGCCCCGCGATGGGCAGGCCCGCCACGGTGCGCTCGGTTCCCTCACGGCCAGTAAGCTGCCCGGGGGTCAGGTTGATCCCGTACTTCTCCGCAAGCACCGCCCGCTTGGGGTCTGCGCCGCGCAACAGGTTGCCAGCGATGTCCGAGACCGGCTTGCCGATCAGGTTCGTGACCGGCGCAGTCGTGGCGCTGAAGGCCGCGTTGGCGAGACGCTCGTTAGGCTCACCCGAACCGAAGCCGTACAAGGCTTCCTGCCCTGCGCCCTCGAGGAAGCTGGGCAAGCGCATGCCCGCCTTGATGCCGCCGTACGCGCCCGCGAGCATGGTGCCAACACCGCCCGCCACGTCGCCGACTGCCGACGCTGTGGGGTACTTCGCGCGCAAGCCGCGCTGCACCGCGGCATTCTTCTCGTACTCGGGGCCGCTCAGCTCGCCAGCAGCAAGCTCGGAGGTGAAGCCCGACAGAGCCTGATCACCAGCCGCAACGATGCCCGCACCGACCGGATTGTCGGCCAGCTGGCTGATCAGCGTGGGGTCGCTCGGCGTGAAAGAACGCTCGATCGTGACGCTCGGGTCTTTGCCCGTCTGCTTGAAATACTGGATGTTGGCTTCGATGTTCGCGGCCTTGTCGCCCAACCCCTCTTGGTACTGGTTGAGCCACGCGCGGATCTGCTCCGGCGAGCGGCCAGCCTTGACCATCGACGTCACAGCCGCGTCAACGCCGCGCAGCTCGGGATTGCTCGACCACTCGCCTGCGCCGATCTCACCCTCGGGGATAGGCGGCTCGGTGCCCTCGGGCGGCTCCAGACCGGCCAGAACAGCACCCTCGGGCGTGTCGGGGTCGTAGCCAGCCACTGCCGCGATCGAGCGGCGATACTGCTGCTCGATGGCCTCGAGCGTGCGCAGCAACGTCTCCGGCTTGGCCTTCGCGTCAAGCGTTCCGAGCTTGGAAGCGAGAAGGTTCAGCTCGCGATTGACCAGCGCGCCGAAGCCGGTGGCGCCAGCCGCAGACCCCTTGCGCGCGTCTTGCAGCGCCTTGAGCACGATCGGGCTTTTAAGGGCCTCGAGCTGCGCCTGAAGGTCAGCCGCGTCCGAACTGAACACGCCGCCGGTGAGCTGAGCGAACGGCCCCGTCGCGCGGCCCGTAGAGATCGCGTCGCGGACAGCTTGGATCTGCCCGAGGTAGTTCATCATGTCGAGCGCGGTCTGGGTCTTGGCTGCAGCCGCGCCTGTCTCCTTGTCCTCGGCAGCCTCAACGGTCGCAGCCGCCTTGCGCTCGGCGATGTCCGCGTCTGCGGCTGCCTTGCGCGCGTCTGCCTCTGCCTTCGCCGTATCGGCGGCAGACTTGCGCGGCGCGTTCGGAGCTTCGGCCTCGGCCACCGTGGTCTCGGCGGCGCTCTTGCGCTCCTTCACGTTGGGCACCGGATCAAACTCGTCGAAAGTGAGCGGTTCAGGCATCACATGCCTCCTTGCAAGTATTCAGACGCAGGCACGTTGAACTTGCGCTCGAAGTTCTTCGCGGTGATGCGTTTCGCTTCCGGTGTGTTATTCGGGTCGGCCATGTATGCCACAAGGGCCTCGACCGCGCCAGACGGCGGCGGGGCGATTTCGGTGCCCGTATCCATGTCGTGCAGCCTGCCGGTGATGGGGCTGAAACCCGTGCGACGCTTCGGCGCCTTGGCCAGCGGCCCGTAGACGCGCATCAGATCGGCATAGCCCTTGCGCTCGGTCTCAAGCGCATCGAGGTCTAGCTCGGCGCTGTTGTCCGCGTACCCTTGTTGCAGTTTGGCGAGGGCTTCCGAACGTCGCTCTTCAGCCGTGCGTTGCGCTGTGGCGGCCTCGCCCAGCACGGGCACGATGTTGCTGAGCGTGCCCGCGATGCCGCGGTACGGCTTCGGGGACAGGAACGCGCGCGACATGGCGAACATCTGCTCTGCGCGGCTGGGCGCGCCGAAACGCGCCGCGCGGATGATCTCCTCGGCTTGCCGCAGCCGCTCGGCGCGCGACTGCTGCAACGCCGTGCGGGCGGCTGCGGACTTGCCTTGCAGGCCAATGTACTGCTGGGTCAGCTGCTTGAGCATGCCCGCGGCTTCGCCCGGATCGAAGTCCGTCATGGTGTCTTCGTCTTCCATCAGCCACCCCCGCGGAGGAGTTCGAGGAGGCCACCTGCACCGCTCAGGATGCCGCCAATCGTCTCGGCAGTCCCCGGTCTGTACTGCGCAGGCTGGCCCGAAGGGACGACGCCGACAGACTGGGTCGCCGTCGGGATGCCCTGCGCCGCGCCGCGGAACGTCGCCAACGCCGCGTCGATCTGCTCCTGCGGGTAGTTCTGCTGCCGCAGGAAGTCCTCGTACGCCGTGTCGAGGTTGCGCTGCGCCTGACCCTGCTGCTGCTGCCCAACACCGCCCAGCGCGCCCGCACCGGCGAGGCCCAGCTGCTGCTGCATCTGGCCCAGACCCGCGAGTTGCTGCGCACCGCCAAGCTGCATGTTCCGGTCAGCGTTGGCGAAGCCGCCCACCGTGCTGGCGAGAGCGCCCATGCGCGACAGGTCACCGCTGGCGAGGTTGGCCGCCTCGCCGTAGCCGCTACGCAACGCCTCTGTCTGGCGCGCGAGGATGTCGTCGCCGACATCGCGAACCGCGCGTGCGGTATCCGTAAGCATGCCCGACGGAGCAGCCCCGCCGGGAGCGCGGCTGCCGTAGCCCAGCTGGCCCGCGGAGATGTAGCGCCCCTCGATCTCGGGCATGATCCGCTCGCGGAGATTGCGCGTCCCAAGCTCACCGATGCGATCGACAACCCCGTTGATGTACGGGTTCATGTACGCGCCGATGTTACCAACGCTCGAGCCGCTGGCCTGATTGATCAGCGGCTGCGCGGTGCCTAGCGCCCCCGGCGCAGCCATCGCGCCCTGCGTCGCCTGTGTCGCTTGCGTCAGCGCGGGCTGGAAAGACTGCGCGGCCTGCCCGACCTGTTGGAAAGACTGTTGCTGCGTCGGCGAGAACTCGGCGACACGCGGCATGGGCGGCAGCGGGAAGGGCCGCACCATGAGCGCCTGCTGATTGGCCAACAGGTCACGCGCGTAGTTGGTGTACCACTCGGGGAGGATGGTCTGGCCCTGCGTAGCTTGCAGCGCAGAGCCTTGCGGGATCTGCCGCCCTTCGGTCAGGAACGAGCCAATGTTGAAGCCGCCGCCCGACGTGCTACCCCCCGGCGTGGCGTTCATTACGGACATGGTCGGTGCGAGAGCCATTACGCGAGGCCTCCTTGGAGATACTGTTCAGGCTGCTTGGCGTCGTGGCTGAAGCCACCCTTAGCGAGTTGGGCGCCCTTGTGCTTGCGGATGTTCACACGGAACGCGTCAAGGCGATCCGCGCCAGCCTCGGTCGAACCGTCGCCGAGCAGGGCCACGGTCTCTGCGTCAATGACGTACTCGCCGTCGCTGAGCAAGGCGGGGATGTCGTCGCTGCGGCCCGTGCCGGGGCCGTCGACGGCGAACGATTCGCCGCCAACCTCACCGCCCTCGGCGTAGCCGGTGTAGGCTTGGCTGGTGTTGGGTTGGCCTTGCGGGACGTAGTTGAAGAAGCTCTGGCTGGGGCCGTAGCCGTACCGCGTCCAGTCCTGATTGACAGGGCGCGGCGCGAAGTTGTCAGCGGCTCCCGGCATAGTAGGCGCGCCAAGACTACCACCGAAACCGGAGCCGAGGCCGCCACCCAAGCCCCCGGGGATGACGCCGTTGGTCTGGCGACCACCGCCCTCGAGCAGGCTGCCTATGGTGCCGATGCCGAGGCCTGCGAGGCGGAGATAATCCACAAGGTCTAGGTTGTCGAAGATGCCGTCGCCTTTCGGCTTCTGCGGCGTCTGCAGGCCGTTGGCCGTACCACCGGCTGTCGTCGGGATCGACCCGATCGGGGGCAGCGGAACAGCGAGCGGGTCGTTGACCGGCGGGTTGGGCCTGTCTTGCACGACGATTTCGTTCAAGTTGCCCGAAGTGTCGTAGCCAAGGCCCGCGCCAGCTGCGCCTGCCGCACCCGCAGGGTTCACCGGCGGAGGTGTGGTTCCGGTGAGCACAAGATCACCTTGCTCGTTGCGGTAGGGCCCACTCTGGTTTTGGGCAGACGTGCCGCCGAAATCGGTAAGCGCGCCACCTGCGGCAGAGCCAAGGCCCGCGCCAAGCGCCGTACCCAGACCAGTACCCGCAGCGTTGCCCAGCACCGTGATGCCGCCGAGACCAGCGGCGTTGAGGCCCGCCTGAGCCATCGGCGTCGCGCCCGCGACACTACCGGCAACGCTTCCGCCGACCCCACCGCTGGGTGACGCGCCGAGAAAGGGCGCGCCGCCGACAGCAGACAGGCCGCCTGCCGCAACGCCAGAGAGGCCCGCGCGCAGCAGCGTGTCTTTCAGCGATCGGCCCTGCGCCACGCTGGAGAGAGCGGAACCACCCGCTGAGCCGAGACCAGCGCCAAGGGCACCGCCCAGAACACCCCCGACGCCGGGGAGCAAGAACGCGCCAGCGACGGGCAAAGCGACGTCTAAGACCCCGCCCAACTGATCCATGAGGGTGGTGGGGTTGTTTTCGCCTACGCGCTCCCACTGCCCGGTCGCCGGGTCGAGACGCTCGACGCCCCAATTGGCGCCCTTCCCAGACATGTTGAGTTTTGAGGCAGCGTTTCGCACGCCCATAAGCCCCTCAAGGCCCGTGCCTTCAGCCACGACGCTGTTCCCACCACGCTCGTCGGTGAGGCGGTACTGCGCATTTGGATCGGCTGCGATAAAACCGCTGGCAGTATCGCCGAGGCCCGCGGAGTGCCGCCAGCCGCGTTCATCGTTGAGATAGACGCCCTGCTGGCCGTCTCGGGTAGCCAGACCCGTTGGCGTTAAACCGTAATACGCACCCACCTCGGGGCTGATTGTTCGCCCCGCAGCGCCGGGTGCTGTACTCAAAATAGACCCCAATGCTTCCGATGTGAGGCCGTCGGGAAACATATCTGAAAGACTGGGCGCTGCCATAATCGGCGGTGCGGACGGACGGATCGAGGGCAACTGCCCGACAAAGGCAGGGCCGCCACGCTCTTGAGACATAAGGGACGGCGAGAAGCCGGGAACGTACACCATCAACCTCTATCCTCAAGCATCGGATACACGCGCATGGCCCAGTCGCGCCAGTCCGAAAACGTAGAAGGATCAGGAAGGGTGCGCTGCGTAAAAGGCGACGCGCGTACTACCCCAATAGCCCAATCTTGCCACTTGGTCTCCTCGGGAGGTGTCCCGAACGACCAAGCATCGCCGACAGCCAGTATAGTCGAAGACGCCCAGTCTTGCCAAGACATTCCTCGCGGATCGATCATCCGACCATCACCCTGCCATGGCGAGGGGAATAGCCGAGGCGCTGCTCGGCCAATCTACGGGCTTCTGCGGCGTCCTCGAAGGTGGGGAACGAGCCTAGATGCCGAACCCGACCCGCCTCCCGTATGAAGGCACCCCAAATCTTGTCTCGCGAATGGAAATACACACCGTTTACGCCGGAGGAATTGTTTTGGTTACGTTTGCGGTTGCGCTGATTGGCTGTGTTGGAAACGGTTCGCAAGTTTGTGATGCGGTTGTCGCTAGGGTCGCCGTTTATGTGGTCTATCTGGTCGGAAGGCCAAACTCCGTAAGACAAGACCCACGCCAAACGGTGATTCTGGTAAAGTGTTCCTTGTATCTTAGTAGACAAATACCCTCTACTGTTCGGAGACCCGGCGACCTTGTCCGCGTGCTTGCTGTTCCACACAGCGCAAGCGTTCAACGAAACGAAGTGTTCTTCGGGCCGCGTGCGCCAAACCAAACGGCCTGTGCTGGGAAAATACTTAAAACACGCTCTCACGTATTCGACGTCGAGTTGAATGAAATCCGTCACGCCACTGTCGTCCCGTCTCCCGGGCGCACGTGTGCGAGGATCTGGCCCATCTGGTAGTCGCCTCCGAGGGCGTTGCTTTCGAACCGCAGCCGCAGCTGACGCCGCTGCTCCTTGAGGTAGATGATCTGATCTTGTGGCGTGCTCGGAGTGTCGGCGAACGTCATGACAGCCCCCAAGATCTCCGGCGATCGCGCGTTTGCGCGGCCCACAACCTGAACCGTCATGTCGCCCTGCTGCACGAAGTCTGGCTCAAGCGCGGCTATGTGCAACGCGCGGTTCATCTGGCTGCTGACAGGAAGCGAGATGTCGGAAGTTTCGAAGAACGACGGCACTGGCCGTGCGATGTTTCCGTCCACCTCGTCGAAACCCACCTCGTGAACCCACGTCTGGTAGGGGTTGACGAAGGTGACGTTGGCCGTCGCGCCATTTCCCGCCCCGCCGGTGAACGCCACGGGATTGGTCGGCGTGGTAGTGTACCGGCCCGTGTTGCTTATAGAAACACCGGTGACGACCCCGCTCGACACCGTCGAGACCGTGACCTCCACTGGAATTGTGAAGACCCCACCCACGGCTGTCAGAACATCGCCGACCGTGTAGCCCGTGCCCCCTGCCGCGACCGCCGCGCTGACCGCAGTCGCGGCTTGCGGCGCGACGCCGGTCATGATCGGCTTCTGAAAGACCGTCGGGAAAATTCCAGCTCCCCGCCCGCCGTTCGGCAGCGGCGTGTCGTACCACGTGTTCTCGCGGACATTGTAGATCACCGCGTGGTCAGGCTCAGTGCTCTGGCCTTTCGGGAAGCACCACCAGATCTCGCCGAAGCGCGGGACTTTCAGCGCGAACACCTTCTGGCGCTGCGACACATTGAGGTTGTCGAAGAAGAAGTTGATGTTGAGATTGTTCTCGACCTCGCGCACCACGCCGTTGAACGTCAGGAACCGGTCTACGCCAGCCCAGAAGAAGACGCCGTCGTACTCGATGACGGACGCGGCGGAGAGGATCGATGACTGGGTGCTGATGGTGTCGAACTGGAACACGGGCGTGGTGCCACCCACGAAACTGGCGCGTATCAGCGCGTCGGCTGACCATAGCAAGCCCGAGGGGCTGTTGCCCGGGCCGCCGCGTAGCGGCATCCCTCTCACGATCTTCTGGGACGTCACATAGGCGTTGCCCGCGCCGCTGCCGACATAGTTGTCGGGCGCGTTGGGCACCGACCACGCCACGTAGCCGTCGTTGCCGAAAACAAGGGTGTACGGGGCCAGCGACACCACGCCGCCCGTGGCGCTGAAATTCGCGGGCTTGTTAAGCGCAGGCACAGCGACGAGCGCCGCTGTGCCAAGAAGGTCTCCGGTGAAGATCTCGCCCCCAAGACTGTTGCAAATGCAGTCGAGGTTGGGTGCCACCTGCGCCACCAGTTGGTTGCCATCCGTCGTGTCGTACGACGTCGCGAACTGCCACAGATTGTTGAGGCTCGAGGTGAAGCCCGACGTCGGTGTGCGGTCTGTGATGAGGCTGGTGTTGAACGAAGTGTCGATGAAAAAGCGTTCGATGTGGTCGTGGGAACCCATGTGGATGTAGGTCAGCCTGTCCTGCGTGAACTCGTTGAGCGTGCGCGGCAGACCGTGAGCGAACTTGTTGATCGCGCGGTAGCCGCCAATCTTGCGCGGCAACCCCCGCTGAAAGCGGCACCAAGCACCGTCAACGTACTGGTCACCCTCGAAGCGCGTGCCGTCGCGCTTGATGCCCGGAGAAGACCGGATGGGTATGATCTCCTCCACTTAGAAGACACCCCCGTCAACCGTACCCGCCGGTGCGCGGCCCAGCGCAGTCCACACGATCGCTGTGGTGGCCGCGGTGAAGAGACTGATGCCCAGCGACGAGCCGCCGAGATTGACGAGTGCGCCGCCCGCTGTCGTGGATCCGGTGCCGCCTGAAGACACGGAAATGGGCACAGCGATACCCGCCGTATCGGCGCTGACAACCGCGTTGCCATCCGAGTAGTAAATGCCGCGCGCGCCTTGCGGCACAATCAGGGGCGAGGGCTGTGCGAGGGTTTTCAGGCCCAACGTAAAGGCCCCCGTGGTGCCGTTGTCGACCCAGTATTGCTGCACCGTCGGGGGGACGATGATCTGCATGTTCGTGGTAATAGTGCCGACGAACTTGTAGGCGATGCGATTAAGCTCCGCGCCCGAGAGCGTGTACGGGCTGGGCCGACCGGTGAGGTCGATTGCCGTGTAGTCGAACGCGAAGACAGGATCCTGCCCCAGACCGATCGTGTACCACTGCACGCCTGTGCTGACGACAATGGCGCTATCCCCCGGCTGGAGCGGCAGCGTGGCGGCGCCGTTGATATTCTCGGAGCCGCTGGGGTCGACAGTCAACAGGCCCGTGCCCGCGTTGCGCAGGTTCAGGAACCAGCCACTGCCGACAGAAGACGCCGACGGGAGGCCGAGCGTGCCGTTTGACCCGGCCCAAACGAAGGTCTCGGCGCGGTCGGACGCGCCTGCGGTGAAGTTGCTGTTGAACTCGGTCACAGGATACGTCTGCGAAAGCGTGCTGCCTGTGGCCGTCAGGCCCTGCCCTGCGAGCGCGGAAGCCTGAGCCTGAGCTGTCGTGGCTCCGTACCGGAACGTGCGCCAGACACCCGCTGCAGTCGTGTTTCCGACAAGGTAGATCTGCCACACCTCGCCTGCGGAGATGCTGAGAAGCGTGCCGCCCGCGTTGTTGAGCACGAGCACGGTGCTCGGCCCGAGATTGTTGAACAGCAGCGTCTGGCCGACACCCGTCTCGTTGGCGGGCGGCATCGTGATCGAGAACGCACCACTGGGATCGATGTCGATAATGCGTGCCGCTGGCGTGGAGCTGCCCGCTGAATCAAGCGGCCAATCCAACGCGGCGTTGGCGTCCAGTTCGAGGAGAAGGTACGACACATCCGACGGGTAGATCGTATTGCCGCCAAAGACCTGAGTGAAAGACATGTGATTAAGCCTCCTTGCGAACCGCAGAGCGGTCGAGGATCTTGGCGAGATCTTCGCCGTTGATCATGGCCGCCGCGCGATCGTACATCGCCTGCCAAGTCTGGATGCGCTCGTCGTTCTTCAGGAACGGCGTCGCCTCCAGAAGGGTGGCGTACAGCAGCAGCTGCGGCGCGTTCTCGGTAATCCAGTTGGTCTGCACGCTCTCGTCCAGAAGCTGCGGAAGTTCGTAGTAGAGGATCTCCATAGGGTACTCGGCGCCCGGAGTGGGCACGAGGAGCCAGTGATTGAAATCGTACTCCGCGTAGAACAGCGGCTCTCCGGTCTCGGCGCTGTCAGGCCAGTACGAGCGAACGTACTCGTAGCTGCGCGCGTAGACCGTCTTCCGCGTGTTGTTGGCCGAACCCGTGCCGATGTTGATCGAGACCGTGTCCCGCCAACGATCGGGCTTGGCGACGACAGATTCACCGACTGTCGTCGTCGTGGTTACGACGTTGATGAAGCCTTGGATCTTCAACTCGGTCGCAATGCGCCGCTCGGCGAGCGTGATCAGGCGGGGGAGCTGTTCGAAGACGGCGGGATCAGCCGCCAGCGAAGTGCCGCGCTCTAGGTAGCGCCGCACGTCCTGCCGCAGGCTGTCGTAGGTCATAGTCTCAGCCATGCGCATTACTTTCCGGCGAGACCCAATTGGCAGGCACGCGCACGCGTGGCTTCACCGGCGGCTTGGGTTCCTCGAGTTGGATCGGCATTCTTTCACGCAACCCCCACCGGCTATGCATCAAGAACAGGTTCTGCTGCGGTGGTTCTATCACGAAACGCAAGTCGTCGCCATATTCCGAATACCCCGGCACAGAGCCGTTCGACAGGATGTTCCCGGGGTTCCCGCTTGTGTGATAGTGGCCGTGCAGCATCAGGTCGATGTTCGTGCCCTTGCTGGCATATTGCGCCATCACCTTCTTCGCCCCGCGCACGATTGGCAGGAACGGGCCTGCGAAGCCCTGACCGCCGCCTGTGCCCATCTTGTCGCCATGCGTGGACAGGACGTTGCGCCCGAAGATCGGCGTGACCTGATCCTTGGCCGCGCTCATCTGAAAGGTGACGCGCGGATCATTGACGAAGTCGCGCTGCACCATCGCGCCGATCATCATGTCGTACGAGAGGCGGGCGTAGAGCTTGGCGGTGGGCTTGTGCGTGTTGCGTCCGTGGTTGCCGGGGACGCAGGTGACATGGACGAAGCCGAACGCTTCCTTGAGATGCCGGATGGCCGCAACCGCCTCTTCGACCATCGCCTGCACCTGCTCGTGCGAGGTGAGGTCGTTGGTCATGCGCAGCTCTTCGTGGATGTCGCCGCTTATGAGATCGCCACCCAAAGCGAAGTAGGCCCCCGCGCAATCCGTGTCGGCGGCCCAACGCGAGCCGATATTGCAGGCCGCGCTGATGTGGCGGCGGAGACGCAGGCGGCATATCTCGGAGTTGAACTCGTTGATGCCTCCGATTTCTTCGGCGTCGATCTTCTCGCCCATGTGCGTGTCAGACCAATGGACGCCGACAACGGATTGGGCGCGCACGCCCGACGGGGGGATGAGCGCGTAATTCGGGATTTGGTAGGGGATCCCGCGAACACCAGAGAGCTGCTCGGCGAGGTGCTCAAGAGCACCAAGCTCGTGCTCCATGCTCTTGGCCTTTTTGCGCCAGAACGCCGCGTCGTGAATTTCCTTGGGCGGAGGTGGTGGAATAACGGGGATATCTTTCGGGTCGTCACCTTCGACCGGAGTGCGCTGCCAATCGGGCAATCTGGCGTGCCACTCGCGCAGGGTGCCATGCTTGACATGAAGCTGTTGGGCGGCGGCGCGAATGTCACCACCATGCGCGGCGATAACGGCAAGCCGATGGGCTATCTGCTCAGGCGTAAATGGAATGGGCATTGCAATCCCTTCGATGTGTGGCCGTTTGGGGGCTTATTCGGCGGCGACCTTTGCCGCGCACTCCCCGTACAGCGCGATCATAGTGCGTTCCCATTCGAGGCGCGCGGGATCGAGCAATGGCACAGGTGGGCTAGGGAGCGCGGGACACGGTGCTGACAGGTTTCCCGGCAGCGGCGGCGTTTGCGTCTCTAATGGCTTCGGTGAGCAGGCTGACAGCGCCAGCAGGAGCAGCGCACTCGGCAGGAACAACTTTGTCACGGTAGATCTCCCGTATCGTTTCGCGGTCGCGGCGCTCGCTGGCGCGGATGCCTTGAGCCAAAGTCTCGTAACTGAGGGACGCATCGGCCAAGGCTTCGGTCAGGGCCGTGTATTGCGTGAACGCCTTCTTTTCGGCTTCGAGCTGGTCTGCGTCCGCCTTCCAGTCGCGGACAGTCCAACCGCCGAGGACGCCAAGCAGCAACGCCCCACCGCCGATGTAGGCTGAGAAGGGAACCATCATTTTTCGTCACCCACATGCACTTCGACATGGGCGCTGTCGTCAATCGTCACCCCGTCGCGCGTCACGCTGGCCTGCAAACGCCGCCCCATCGCAAAGCCAAGCGCGGTCATCCCGACAAGGACTTGGAGGTGGGCCGCGAGCGCAAGATAGAACACAAAGCCCGGTTCTTTGCGGAGCAGGTAAAGCGAGATCCAGATGAGCGCGCTGAACACCATGCAGCCGCCCGTGATGGCGATGAAAGCCCACGCGCGGCGGCCATCGTGGGTCGTAATCGGGGGGATATTCATTTCGCCAACTCCAGCGCCGATGCGGTCACTTCCCGATTGCGCCGAAGCCACCCGCGCCCGAATGTGTCGAAGGTGCGAAGTTGGCGGTAGTATTGCTCGCGCAGTTCGGCGTAGCGGTTGATCGCTTTGGTGAGGCCGTATTGCTGGATGTAGTTGTCGAGTGCGCGCTTGGTCGCAGGCCCCCAGATGCCGTCAGGGCTGGCGCCCAACATGATTTGCAGATAGCGGACGGCGCGCGCAGGCCCCGCGTTTACGCCGAAGTCGAACACGTGCAGATCGAGGCCCGCTGGCAACTCGTTGGCGCGCACCTTGTCCCAATACTTTTTGCGGTAAAGCGGAGCCACCGTGTCGGGCGTAAGGGCGCGCATGTCGGCTTCGGTTGCCTTGCGGCCAATCCAGTCTTCCCAGACGCGCTGCGTCACACCGAGATTGGTGCGCCCGCCCGGATCGCGGGGGTGGTTCACATATCCCCCTTCGTGCTTCAAGACGACCTTCAAAGCGGCATTGAAACGATCGGGGTGGCTCACAGGCGGCAAAGGCTCCGGAATTACCGGCGCGTCAACCAGCGCAGCGTTCAGTTGCTCGTTCATCGCTTTGACGGTCGCGGGCTTGGTCACGCTGGCATTGCGCGCAACTTCTTTGAACCGCTGGGTGAATTTGGACAAGAAGGTCATTTGAACAGCCCCATAAAATTGGCGACAGCCGTACCTACAGCGCCGCCGATTAACATAAAAGCCGCCGCCCACCCAGAACCAAAACCGCGCGCGAGAGCCTTGGCCTCGGATATCGCCTTATCCAAGTCGTGGTGCTTCTGCTTCATGGTGGCGACTTCCTGCTCGAAGTCAGCCCGAAGTGACTTAACCTCGTCTCGAATCTCGTGAAGCGCCTCAAGCATTGCGGCTCCATTGTGCGCGGCGCTCTGCTCCAGAAGGGCGAGGCGGGTCGCGTGTTCAGCTAGTGATGGTCTGCTCATGTCGTTACCCCTCGTGGTATTTCTGGCCCGCAGCGGACACACCCAGCGCGCTACGCATGACTAGGACAAAACCGCCGCAGCCACCGCGCCGCCCAACGCCCAGAAGGCGAGGTCGATCCACGGGTCAACTTTGGCAAAGTGTGGGCCAATTTCCGCCAGCGCGATGCGCGAGCCACCCGCTTCTGTCAGTTCGCGGATGAGGCCCAGCGCAAGGCCAGCCAAGACCCCACCTGCGATCCCGCCGAGCGTAAATAGCGACAGGATCGCCAGCGCGGCAGTGAAGTGGGCGATCTGATCGGTGACGTGCGGGTAGAACCTCATTTCGCACCCCCCATAGGATTGGCAAGAGCGCCGCTCTGCGCGACAGGCCGTGTGTACGTGCTAGCCATATTTCAGCTCCTTTACGCAAGCGTGATTGTGCCAGAGCGGACGACCCCGTCCGAACCTCTGGCCTTGATGGTCAGAGTGGTGTTGTTGGTAAGCTCGAAGACGACGTCGCCGTTATCGACGGGGGTAACTGACGCGCCGGGAGTGAAGCCGAAGGTGCCGTTTACGTCCAGCTTGTAGTCGGGTGCGGTCTCTCCGATCCCGACCGCACCGCTGGCACCGTTAATGTACATGCGAGAAGCGAACGAGGCTGTGGCGCGGAAGTTGAAATCCCCACCCGTGGAGCCAACACCCACGCCGCTGTCAAAGAACATCGTGTTACCGGCAGCGGACGTATTCCGGATGGCCGAGTTGTCGGCCATCTGAAGGGTCACGCCGTTGGCCGTGCCCGCGATGACAGGCCCGCTGACGGTAATCTGGGTGCCGAAGGTGGGGCTGTTGGAGAGCACCGTCGAGCCGCTACCAGTCGAGGTCGTGACCCCCGTGCCGCCGTTAGCGACAGCAAGCGTACCCCCGAGCGTGAGCGTCCCCGCAGTGGTGACCGGCCCGCCAGAGAAGGTCAGGCCGGTCGTGCCGCCCGAGGCCTGCACAGAGGACACCGTGCCGGTCGCAGCAGCCGTCGAGGCGAGCAGCCGCACGATGTTCGACGCGTCCTTGAAGAACAGGTTCCCGTCGAAATAGTTCAGCGCCAGCTCGCCAAATACGAGGTTGCCCGCGGAGGGTGTAGCGGCAGCGGTCGCGCTGCGGTAGTGCTGGACGGGGGTGAAACCACTCTGGGCCATTGCTTAAAACTCCTGACAAGCAGCGGCGCCGCGCACGCCGGGGAGGAACGCGCGCAGACGCCGCTGCCGCTCGGGGGAAGCGCGCCCCAAGCTCATTCGTCACCAATAAGAACGAAGGGGTGGATCTCTGGTTCGGGGGCGGGTGTGCTCGACGGAGCACCCTCGTAGAGCGGTGTATCAGGCCGCGCGTAGCGCAGAGCGATGTTTTCCGGTTGCCGCGCCGGAAGACGGTACGGGTCGAAGTCATCGCGGTCGACGCGGCACACCAGCAGGCCGGGGTAGTTCGGGTCTGGTTGCAGCTCGCCGATCGGCACCTTGCGGCTGCAACGGCCACAGATGCCAACCGCGAGGGTCGCGTTGCCGCGGGTGTCGAGGAAGACGCTCATCGGGTGTACGCCGAGAAGTTGGGCAGGATATTTACGGGGCTGTTGTCCCGCTCCTCTTGCTGAGCGAAATAGAGGGCCTGCTCCGCTTTCTGGTCGAGCATGGGTATGATCGCGGGATCAGCCTCCATGTACTCCATAGCCAGTTTGGCGGCGAGCATGGCTACAATCGCCTCGTACCACCGCTGCGGCACCTCGATCTGCTGGCGCATGTTGCCGACGTCCATGATGTGCCGCTGCGCCCAGACGACGATCTGCGAGGTCTCAGCCGCCGCGTTCGGGACAGGCCAGAGGTTCAAGACCGGGGACAAAGCCTGCCGGTCGAGCCAGTATTGCAGCGGCCTGTTCGAGAGGAAGGTCTTGTTCGGGAGGTTCACGTAGTCGTCCCGGTTCATGCGCGCCAGCGGGATCTCGGTCGGTGTGGTGCCCGCGTACACCTGCTCGATAGCGAGGGTGCCGCTGGTGGCCAGAACGCGGAAATACCGCGCGGGGACTACGCTGAGCGTGTCGAACCAAGTAATCTCTCCAGCAGTGGCTGTGGGGGTCTCGGCTTGGATATTACTCCACGTGGCACCGTCGTCGCTGCGCTGAAACGCGATCGGCACCGCCACGCCAGACCAGCGGATCCCGAGTGTGCTAACGCCCACTGGGTTGGTGAAATCGAGCGTGTAAAACGAAGCCCCACTCGACACCACACCTGTCGCGAGTTGCAGCGAGCGGAGGTTGGCGTTGAGGACGTCCACGGTGCCGGAGAACGTCACGAGCTGCGACGCGCCCTCGTAAAGCGGGTAGATGCTCTTCTGGGTACACCACAGCTGCACGCCGCGGTTCGCGAGATCTGAGAGCAGCAAATAGAGTTGGTCGTTCGCAATCTCGATGTGCTCAGCCGTCAGCGTCTGCGGGGGCACGCGGCAACGACGCGCAGCGTTTTCGATCACCTTGCGGGTGTCGAACACAGTCTGGGAGACGGTACCGGAGAAGGCCATTGGCTGCGCTCACTTTTTGCAATTCCAGCAGCTCGCAAGCGCAGCAAGCATATCTGTCATCTAAACCTATACCCTAAGCTCAACTCAGGGACAAGAGATCAACCCGTGTACTCTGGGAAAGGCTTACGGGGTAATTCACTGAGTTTCATGTCGCCGCGCGGAAGCTCGCGGACGGAGAGGGGGCTGCGTGGAAGCTCGCGGACGGATAGGGGGCTGCGCGCGGGCCTGCCGGTGAAACCGGGAGGAGGAAACGCGATCAGTACCGTTGCGAAAAACCCGTTAACATTCACGAACAACGGCGGGAACAGGAACTCCTGCCCGATGCCCCTCGTGACGGTAGCCGGGAAGAACTGGTTGGTGTTTGTGAACAGGTTGGGCAGGAGGGTTTGAACGCCCGCACCCTGTGTAAGGGTAGCCGCGAAGAACTGGTTAGTGTTGGCGAACAGCGCAGGTGTTAGTGTACGCTGCGGAGTTACAGTCGGCCCGAAGAACTGGTTGGTGTTGTCGAAACGCGCGGGTGCGAGAGTAACCGCGCCCTGCCCAACGGTGGCAGTGAAGAAAGTGTCAGGATCGGTGAACAGCGCGGGCGCGAGAGTGACCGCGCCGCGCCCAACGGTCGCCGCGTAGAACGTGTCCGCGTCGGTGAACAGCGCGGGGGTAAGCGTCTGCGGCGCACCGCCCTGCGAAACTGTGGCGGCATAGAACGTGTCAGGATCGCTAAACAGCGCGGGTGCGAGAGTGACCGCGCCGACCGTGACCGTGGGGGCGTAGAAGGTGTCGCCATCTGTAAACAGGTCTGGCGTTAGGGTTTGCGTGCCACCGCTTTGCGAAACCGTGGCGGCGTAGAAAGTGTCCGCGTCCGTAAATAGGGCGGGCGTAAGCGTCTGCGCACCAGTAGCCGGTGTGGGGATCAATTCATCCGCGAACCAGCCTTCCGGCAGAACCTTGGCGTCAAACCAAGCCTTCGGGTCTAGGGTTGCATCGAACGCACCAAAACGGGCCATCGCTTAC